CTGTGTGTGCTGTGATGCAATACCAAAGAGATCCACTGTGTATAACAAGATCGCCTATTAAAAAAGGATCACCCCCATTAACCCACTCGCCCCTGTAATTCCACAAAGCGTCTGCGCCGTCTGCGCCGTCTGCGCCGTCTGCGCCTTTCGCGGCGACTAGTTCCCAATAAAGGGGAGAAACATCTGGATATAGATCAAGCTCTGTGTGTGCTGTGATGCAATACCAAAGAGATCCACTGTGTATAACAAGATCGCCTATTAAAAAAGGATCACCCCCATTAACCCACTCGCCCCTGTAATTCCACAAAGCGTCTGCGCCGTCTGCGCCCGCTGGTCCTACTGCTCCCGCTGGTCCTTGGGCACCATTCAGTGATAACTGAAGCTCCGTGCCTTCGACGACGGACAGCTTATACTTAGATGTTTCGTTACTGGCCATTATACGTTGCTGATGTTACTTACGGCATTAACGGTTCCGTAAAGGAGTTTAGTTGTTACCCCGGACAGAGTCCAGAAGAAGTCCCACTTGTACTGTTTGGACGGGCTTAGGAGCTTCGTCTGGTCGTTTGTTAAGGCAAACTTAAGGGTTCCGTCGGTTGCTGCGCCCACAATAGTAACAGCAAAGGCCGCTACAAGAGGCTTTTTGTGCTCTTCGCGGATCTCCGCAATGTAGGTCGATCCGCTAAAATCAATAGGGTCGTCAAAAGCAGTAAGAACCCGCAGCGTAAAAGAAAAGTCTTCCCCGCAGGCAATAGAAAGATTGTAGTTAGCCGCGCTCACAGGCCCTACAATATTAGTTTAAGGGCTTTTTGTCAACTACGATTTACGGAAGGACGTTAGTCTGCGAGATTCTTTTCTCTACAGACTCAGCAAAACCCTTGGGCTTTTCCTCGGCTATAGCCGCGGCAATCTCTTCCATGCGCCCGGCGACCCCGGTCTTGTCTTGCTTGGACTTACGGTACTCCTCGCTGTTAAGGAACTCCTTAGAAGCCTCCTTGAAATTACCTTCCTTAAGGAGCTGCAAGGTCTTGGGGGACCCGGTAATATCGCCGCGGTAAGCGCCCTGCACAATCTGTGCTTGCAAGCGAGGAGAGAACGAGTCGAACTTCTCCGGGCCGAGCAAACGCTTTGACAAGTCAATCTTTTTGTTAATGTCGCCAAGCGCAATGTTCTTAGCGGTCTCTTCGTTAATGGACTTCTTGTAGTACGGGCTGGCCTTTAGATCAGCTTCTTTACCGGTGCCAATAAGGGTACCAATACCAATGGTCCAGTTCTTTTTGTGGTCCAAGTACGGCTCTGACTTAAAACCCTCGTGCTTGCGCACGACCTCGAAAACCTGCGATACTAGATTTTTATTTTCCATTACAGTAAGAGTCTAGGGCCCGCGCGTATACCGCCGCAAGCTTTTGTTTGTTCTGAGCGTAGAGCTCGGTTTCCTTTTTGTTGGAACCAAAGAAAGGCTCAAGAATAATGGCGGGGCAACGAGTAATGCGCAGGAACAAACTGCCGCGGTCCTCTTTGTCTGCGGCCTTTACGCCGCGGGGTTTTGCGTCCGGGAACGTTTCCTTGAAAGCCTGATTAAAGCAGCTAGCGAGCTTTTGGCCTTTTGTGCTGCGGAACCAGTGGAGCCATTCGTGACCCTCCGCAAACGGCCCGGCCGAGTTAAAGTGCAACTCTACTGCTACGGTAACGCCGAGCTTTGCCAAGTGGTCTGACAGCCAGCAAACCGCGCTGGAATACGAGCCTCCGTTGTACTTGTCAACAACGTGTACGGTATAGCCTTCTTTGCGCAGTAGGTCGGCCGTAAGGTGGCCAACTTCGCCGTTAAAGGTGCGCTCGGTTACACCGTTCGTGTTAACCGCACCACTGTCACCGGCTCTGCTGTGTCCAATACAGATACCAATAACGCTCATGGTGTTTGAATTAAGTGCTGTAGGTGAAGTCTGGTTTGACCTATTTAGAGTTTCTTAAGCAGACGGAACAAGGAAACCAGTCCAACAGCAACACCAATACTTAGCGAGGTCATGCGGAGCCCCCATTCCAGTTGTTCCTGAAACGAGGTAATGACTCCCAAGGCCGGGGCTACGGTACCGGCAATGCCGTGAACTAGGTCCCTTCCGTGCTCCGCGGTCATTTATTTACTTGTTGTCGCGGGCTTTAATAAGGCCAACTCCTGCGGTCACGGCAGCAAAGGCACCAATAAAGTCAGGCGCTGCGCCGTTAAGCATTTGAATGCCGACGTTGGAAAGCGTGGCTACGATGGTCAGGACACCTAGGATTGTTGTTTTCACGGATTTATTGTGGTTGTTTTTTGGTCATGGCTTTTTCAATAGCAGCCATGAAAGAATCTGGAGCCTGTGCACCTTCGACTTCAGCAGTGGTTTCAACCTCGGCTTCCGGCTGCATTTCAGCTTCGGTTTCGGCTTCGGCTTCTGGTTGCTCTTCCATTTCAGGGAACGGAATACCGTCCACAGCAATCGGGTAGAGCTGACCTTCGCGGTTCTCGAAAGTGGTTACAAGATCAAAGGTTCCGGTTTCAGGAATCTCAAGACCCTCTGGGATTGGTAGGTACATAGGCATGGTGGGGAAAGGGTAGCACCCTGCAGGGTTAAGGCTGCAGGATGCAGGTTTGGGGGTTAGGAATCAGCGAGAACACCACCGTCAAGGGCGTCAAGCGCAATGATCAGTTGGGCAATCGTAATGGTCTTAGGCTTTTGGGCTGACACGTCATAGATCTGGATAAGATCTGTAGAGGCAACGTTCGCGCCGGTGATTTTAGGAATAATAGGGGCGTCGTCGAGAGTAGGCATAGTATTAAAGAGGAGGTGCTAGTGGTTCCGGTTTATTTGACCGGAACCACTAGCGGGTTAATTAAGCAGCAGGGGTTGCGCTTTCGCGGTTGAAGATGATCACGTGACCGAAGTTGGTCTTGATCGGCTTCGAGGCGGCAGCAAGGATACCGCGGAAGAATCCAATGGAACCGTCCGGGTTAGTAACTTCGTTCGGGATGTTGGTCCAGCGGAAGTCACCCTTGTAGTTAACGGGGTTGAACTGGAGACCAGCAACACCGCTAATTGGCTCGGGGATAAGCGCTTCCATAACCTCTTCGTGAAGCACATAAGCGGCTTCATAATCAGCGGTTTCGTAATCGCCGTTGGGCTCAATGACACCGGTGGTGGTGTTGAGCTTGTAAGCGGGGACGCGAACATACTCAGAACCAGCGTTCGTGTAGCGCGGTGCCAAGTCGTCAACCAAGTGGTAGAAGCCACGGAACGCTTTTTCAACACCGAGCGGGGCGATCAGATCGCTAACCTTGGCGCTGTTGTAACGAACATCGTCGCGGAAACCAGCTTCGGTCTGCAGCGCGTACGAAGCTTCCGAGCTAAGCACAAGACCAAAGACCGGACGACCGTTTTCACGACCGTAAGCTTTGATGCCAGCGCCAGCGCGAACCAGCTTGAAGTACACACCGTCGAGGACCTTGTTACTGATGTTAGCAGTAGCTGGAACCAGCCCAGCCGCGGTGGTGGCGACAGTCTTGGCTGCGCCGTTACCAGTGCCGGAAGCAAGGCAGTTAATCGAGAAGCCGCAAAGGCGGTCGTACTCGTCGCGGTAGCGCTCTTCCCAGCTGAAGCGGGTCGATTGCTTAAGAAGGTCCATAATAGCACGAAGCTGCTCTTGGCGATGAGCCGCGAAGCGAAGGTCTTCGATGTTAATACGTGGCGACTCAATGACGGCGCGTTGCAGCGAGAAGCTCTTGAGCTGACGAGTGAAGTCAACAAAGCCCTTGCCGGTTTGCGGTCCGAGAACGTCCTTAACAGAAGGAGCGCCAAGGAAACCAGTACGGGGGCCGGATTCAGCGGTACCGACACCGGACCATGAACCAAGACCAACAGCTGTGGCTGCTTCGTCGCCGGTTACGCCATCGCTATCAATGTCGCGGACTGGGAGGGCACGATCATAAATGATTGTGTTCAACTGATAACCCATGTCGCTAGGGAAAGCCGACTTCTTAATGAGGTCGATCCATGGGCTTGTGTGCAAGGTTTCGGAATGGATGTCGGAACCAATGCGGTTTGCTTCCTCGGTGAGGATAGTGTTAATGACTGCGGTACCGGAACCACCTTGGGTAAGAGTACCAACGTTTGTAAATGCCATAATAGTAGGAGTTTAGATTTAAAGTTTAGTTTAGAAGACTCACATTAACCGGTAACCCTTTGGTAGCGCAGCATTTGGGACCCACTGGCAGGTCGATAAGGATTGTGTGGCAATGTTCGTGAATAATATATGCTTGTTTTGTACTGGGTGTCAATACAAAAAGTTAAGGCTGCAAAATTTAATTTGCAGCCTTAACCAACTTAATATAACTATGAATACACCCAACAAAAATATTACCCACCAAACGCTGCGTTAACTGCGTCTAGGAAGTTACTAGCGGTTCTAGCCGGTCCGCTGGGTCCTGCTGCTCCGCTGCCGGTCTTTGGCTCGGCCTTCTTAAGAGACTCGAGCTCATCAAGAGCTTCTTCAAGTTCATTACGCAGGCTAGCAAATTCGACAACAAGCTTAGGCAGCATGTCGCCGGCCATTTTGCTGTAGACCTTGTTATGGACGTCCAAGACGTCAAAGTCAGTCTCACCGGCGCGCTTTGCAATACTACTGAAGTCGAGTCCTTCGATTGTCTTAAGGAACGGAACCTTGCTTGCGAGTTTATTCTGAACTTGCTCCGCAGCTTCCCGGCGGTACTGCAACTGCAAAGCAAGCTGCTCCTGCACTTTCTGCTGGTCCATTTGCTCCAGTTCAGCGAGCGCGGCGGCTGCGTTCTCGGCAAGTTCCTGTTTACGAGCCACGAACAAAGGAACCTGTTCCGCCATTGCGTAGATTGCGAGCTTATCGCGCTCTTTTACGCCCTGCAGTAGTTCCTCCAAGGCTTCGTCTTGTTTCTCGCGGTCGCTGTACGCAAGAGCTTCGACAAGTTCGTCACTGTCGATTTCGTAACGTTTGGCGATTTCTTCAGCGGCTTCGACAAGACGGACCATAGGGGCTTGGACCTGCTCCTGATAAGCTGCTGTTGACTCAAGCTTTGTAATTGCGAGTGCTTGTTCGTACTCGGCCAAACGTTGCTCGTACTGCTCGGTTGTTTCGTTAGCGGCAGAAAGCTCGCTTAGACGAGACTCGCGTTGCTGCAGCTCCTGTCTAAGGTTCTGGAGCTCGGTATTGGCTAGCTTTAGCTCGGACTTAAGTTGTTTAAAACGACGACCAGCTTTACCGGCGAGTCCGTCTTCTGGCTCGTCCAAGCTCTGGGGTTCCAAGCTTTCGTCAATAGGAAGAGCTGGGGCTTCTGGTCCGGTCTCGTCTTTAATCTCGGGGACAGAATCTGCAGTGGCTGGCTCCTGAACCTCGGTGCTAGCCGTGGGCTCTGGAGATGACTCAACGGGCTCTGGCTGGGCCTGCTCGTTTGTGGTCACTTCGGCAGCGCTAAAAGCCTGCTCGATTGCGTTGAAGAAGTCACCGGTGGGGGCGCTCGGTGCTTCTGCGGTCGGTGTTGGTGCTTGTTCACTCATTGTGTTGATACGTAGTCCCATTCGGGAATTTCAATTCGGTCTGCAGGCAGCACTGTTAGCTGCTGAAGGTGTTCTTCAAAATCGTAAAAGCCGGCAACGTAGGCGTGTCTAATTGCAATGGTGTCGTCGGTACCGGCAAGGCTAGACCCGGTGGGTCTGTGCTGTTGCCTAAGGATTGCGCAGGCGACCCTAAAGCACGGGTTCTCCACAACAGCGCGCAATTGCTCCACGTTGTTGTGGTCCGCGTACCACTTATGTAGCGGCACCGGTAAATCTGCTAGACTATTTTTCTGGGTCGCTCGGCCTTTGTTCTTGGCCGGGCTTGTTGCTTTTTTAACTGGCATATTTTAATTTACTGTTGGTTTGCAATTTGTGCAGCCATTTTGGCATCAGCAAGAGCTTGCTCTTGGCTGGCCTTGGCTGCCCGCATTTGCAACTCCAGTTCGCCTTTTTGGCGAATAAAGTCAAGCTTCATTTGTTGTTCCATTACTTTTAGTTCGGCCGGGCTTGGGCCTTGCGGCGCGGCTTGGCCTTGTCCTTGCTGGGCGGCAAGCTGTTCTTTTTGGGCTGCGCGGGTGGCGTTAAGGATTTTTTGACCGGCTTGCTGGAGGACTTGCTGGGCTTGCTTGACGATGACCGTTGCCGAGGGGTTTTGCGCGAGCTGTTCGAGGTGAGCGGAGCAGTGCTCGGAGAAGGCTTGGAGCGCAGGAAGGGCTTGCACAAGGTCAGCTTGGCCCGCGTCAACAGCGCCGCTAAGCTCGACCAGCTTTTGCAAATGAATGTTAAGGTGCGTTTCGTGAAGCTCTCCGGGCTGGACGGATACGGGAGCACCACCTTGCAGTATGTTGTTTTCGAGCTCCGCGACTTTTGCGTCTTGGGGCGGGCGAGGTTCTTCTGGGCTTTGTACATATCTTGCTGCGTTTTCATATCCTACTCTTGCTGCTATTCTGTCGTAAACAACGTTGCGCTTGCCGACCTCGTCAAGAAGCGGAAGCAGTTGTTCAAGATCCATTAGGGCCGCGCTTCTGTTTGTTGCGTTACCGCTGCCAACCGCGCGTGTTGCGGCGGTCTTATCGAAATCCATGCTGCGGACAATGTCAGCGGTTACTCCGCGCGCAGCGCAGCGCTTGTAAAAGTCGCGCACGGCTGGGTCGCTCTTTGGTCCGTTGGCCAAGCGGCGAACGCACTCGCGCATAAGCCTGCGCCAGCTAGAGTAGAACTGATTAATCTGGCTGCTTGTCAGGCGTGTCGCTTGCTCGAGCTCGGCCTGCACCTGACTTTTGCTGCGGTATTGGCTACCGGCAAGAGCGTTGCGGTTGCTGTAGAAGTCGAGGTTGTCGTTAAGCTGACGGCTAAGATTTTCTAATGCTGGTCCGACCGTGGTGGCCGTGTTGGGGATGCCTTTTTCAACGACCTTGAAGTTTGGCGGGAGAACTGAGTACGGACCATAGTAGGTAAGGCTAAGGTCGTTAAGGGCCCGTGGCGTTTCGGGGCTAAGCATAATGCTTGAGCTAAGCATGCTGCTGTCTACCAACTGGCACTGGAGTCGGTTGCTTGTTTGGATGTGGTTGTAAATACGGTGACCAAGCCCGCGGATGCTGTGGTACGTACCGTTTGTGCCAACGCCATAAGTGAACAAAAGGAAAGCCTGCTCTGGGTTCTGGAACCGGCTAAACCTCTGCATTAGGAACGACTTCGGGCTGTTCTCAGCGAACATGAAGTGGCTAACGGTCCCGTCGAACTCGCGGACCCACATGTTGACCACGTTGACCACGTTCGCGCGGATGCCGGTGTAGAGGTCGTTGTTCTTAAGCTCGCGCTGGATGTCTTCCCAGTCCGTGAACTGGCGCGGCATGTTCTGCGTGCTGGCGGTGGTAATTACGCGGCGTACTTCTTCCACGTTCCAGCCGCGCTGTGCAGCGACCTCTGGGTCTTGGATGAACTGGAAAAGCTCGTGGACCATGTACGAGCGGCGCGCTGCGGAGACCTCAATACTGTGCTCGCTTGCCATTGTCTGGCGCGGCATAAGGAAGTCAGCAAGGCCGCACGTGCGGAACCGGAAATCGCGTTCGTCCTCGAAGTACGTTACGCCGACACCGTGCATTAGGAACTGGTTGGCCAAGCGCAGGTACGAGCTGTAGAAGTCCGGCCAGTTGCGTAGGGTACGCGTAACCTCTTCACCAATAATGGCGTCGTTGCGCATGCGCTCGCCGGGCTCACCGTAGGTGGTCTCGACCTGAACTAGGTTCTCAACGCTGTCAATAAGGTCAACGTAGCCGCTGCTGGCCAAGTCCAAGAAACGACCGGCCTCGCCAAAGTTTAGGTTGCACCGGCTCGCTTGGTTGGTACTGCGCAGAACCGCGGGGTCGTACGGCGGCGCTCCGTCGAACATGGCCTGAATGCGGCTGCGGTTAATGTTGGACTTTTCGTCAGCGCGCAAAAGAGCAGCAAAGATTCCCTGCGCTGCGTTAGCGTCAGTGAGTCGGCTACCAACAGGCGGTTTGCCTTGCTCGTCTAGGTTAAGCAGTTCGAGTTCGGTTAGTCCGGTCTGGAACTGCGTGTTGCTTTTTACGAATGCCACGGCGCAAAAATAAACTGTTTCGGTGACGAATGTCAAGACCAAAATTAAAGAACCGCAGAGCGGAATCGGATGTCGGCCAACCGGAGCAACGAGGGCCTGCTGAGCCGTCTGCGTCGGCCCCAGCTGTCGTACAGAACAAAGCGCTCGCGGCGGGCTCCTATGTCTGGGTACAGCTGCCGGACCGTGCCGTTCTGCTCCACACGGAACGGCGTGCCGTCAATGCTAACGGAGTAGCTGCGGAATCCGGGCAGCGGGTAGAGCAGCTCGTTAAAGCCAATACTCTGGACCGCGGTAACCAAGTTGTGCTTAAGGACAGACATTCTGCGACCGGCCGCGTCCAGCAGCTTGTAATGAATCCTGCCTCTTGAATCAAGATACTCGGTGCAGGTTTGGACACCAGCGGACGGACCGCGCTTGGTCGGCTCCTTGCGGGTCGGTGTGCCATCGGTTGCGAACCAGTAGAGCGGATAGTTTGGAAGTTCGTGTTGGGTCATGCGGGGGTAGCCATACGCGATGCTGGATGCGGGGTCAAGGAGAAACTGTCCGCTATGACCCCTTATATATATTCTTTTTACTAAACCCTCTTGGGGGTAACGTGGTGGACAGTTTTTTAGGTTAAAATCATCAAATAAACTGTCCACCACATACCCCCCTTCGCAGTTTGAAATACATTTCAACCTTGCAGGGAACGTTGCGGACAGTTTATTTTAAGGGCCCGCGGCTGTCGGTTTCGCGCTCCCAAGGACCGCATTTGTGTAGACCAAACGTAGTACAATTAGACCCCCAACCGCTTCTCCAGTTTCGTCCAAGCGGGCCAGAATATGTTATCCAAGGCCCTCACCACCGGTTCTTGGTCGTAGAGTTCGCCCCAGCCCACTCCGGCGAGCAACAGCGCGGCTTCGACCATTTCGTGCCGCAGGGTTTCCTTTAGTTCCTTGGGATCTTTGAGCAGCGCCTTGTCAAGTTCAATTACCTTTTTGTCGTACAAAAACTGCCCGTGCAGCTCGTCAAGCTCTTTAACCTGAATCCTAATCTTGCATCCCCCAATTGTAACTGTTTTCGGTATGTTCATGGTATTACGTGCCCTATGTTTGCTGTGATCTTTGCGACGTGCGAGACAAATTCTTCAAAACCAAGCGTTGACTTCGCTATATTGCAAATCTTGCAGCACGGCACGCAGTTGTCGTAGTGGTACCCGATCCCGTTGTTTAGCCGGTCTATGCCCCAGCTTTTGGACTCCTGCGGCGCTTGCCCGCAAAAGAAGCACGGTGACTCGAACAAGCACTTAAGCTCGCCAATAGACAGGCTGTGCTGAATGCCTCGCCTTTTCGCGCTGTCTAAGTTTTTAGCGGCCCACCGTTTAAACTTCGCGTTGTACCCGTTACGGGCCGCGTTCTGGAACGTCTTTATGGTCGGGGACACGACCCTCCTGTTTATGTTGTACCGTAGCAGCTTTTCCTTGCTCGCCCAGAACATACCGGACTTGCTCTTTGGGTTGTACTGGTAGAACGCGCGCCCGTTGTAGATTTCGTTCCTGTACAGCCGCGCTTCTGGGTTGCGCTCTACCCATTCTCTTAGTTTTGACCACTCGTGCGGCTGCAGTACCCTGCTGAGTTCGGGTGCAAAACCCGCTCGCCTGTGCGCTTTGATTTTCTCTTCGGTGTCCAAGTTGACGCTAATGTGGCACAAAGCTGCCCGCGTTTAAAGGAAAAAATTTTTTCTCATGGGGGGATATATATACACTCAGTCACCCAAAAAAAAGTACACCCCCACCAGTAGCCCCCACGCGTTCACGCGCCCGCCGCCGCCGCCCGCCGTGCCCGCTGGTGCTGTATGTACATTGTACGCACTTTGTACCTACATTCAGCCCGTGGAACATGGCAGATTCACCATTCCCGTGGAACATGACTCTGGAACCCGCATAAACACTAGGACTCCGCATTATGTATTATTGTTACAAGTACAGGTTTCTGGCTTCTGGATGCTGGATTCATGAGGCTTTGCAGGCTCACCGCGCTGGGGCTTCTGCAGGTCCGCGAGGGTTGGGGTCATGACGGCCGCAAGTCACCCTGCATCCGGTCTCCTGCATCCTGCATCCTGCATCCGGTTTGTTATTGCAACCTTTGTGCAACAAGCCTCTGGATTCTGGGTGCAGGAAAGTTGCAAGCCGTACAACTTTCGTGCACCAAAAGCACACTGGTTTTGGTGTACCACTTTTGGCACACTACACCGCGGTGGTGTAGCGTGTAGACAGAGTTTATCTACTATGCTTGCCGTAGTTGTTTTGGTGCGTCTACTAGGCTTGTAGTAGTTGCTGTTTTTGGTGTAGAAGAAACAACTCACCATGGTGTTTTTGGGTGTAGATGAAACAACTTTTGGAAGTATTTTGAAAAAATCTTTCGGTGGAAATACACTACAAAACAAGGGGTTTCTGTAGTTTATGACAAGTCCTGCGAAAAATAGTTGTTGCCAAGTTCGAGGCTTTTGCTACCTTGGTTTCGTCGTCAGCAACTGACGGCCTGCCAGCGGGGCAACCGCGGTGGTCTTAACGGACCAGCGCGGTACACCCAAGAGCGGCTGACCTAGTTCTTTCCCAGCCCCCGAAATTGCCCCACGAAGTAGTGGGGCGCGTGCAATGCAACTGCGCGGAACAAGCCCACAAGGTGTGGGCCGCCGCGTACTGGTCCCAAGTCCAGCAATGCAGAGGGCACGCAAACATGAAAGAATACGAATTGAATATTGGGTTGCTTGTTGAAGCAACGGGTGAAGAGATCAGCCGCGGTGTTGCCGCCGAAGCACTCGCCGCAACGGGCTTCGAGTCCCACGCCAGCATCCTGCACAACGGCGAGTGGGAAGGCCAACCCCAGCCCACCTTGGTGGTCGTCGGGTTTGCCCCTTCGGACGGCTGGCACGCGCACAACCTCGCGGTGGTGCTCAAGCAGGACAGCATAGCGGTCCTCGACTGCGACACTGGCCACGGCCGCTTGGACGGCCGGAACCCGCAAGGCCACGCGTTCGACCACGGCCTGTTCGTCACATTCGAGCAAGCACTCGAAGCGGAGCTCGAACGCCGCAAGCTTGCCGCCTTGGAAGACCTCGAACACGCCCGTGCATTCGAGGCCGCAAAGGCCAAGGACGCCAGCGACGCGGCGTTCATTGCCGCGGCGACGCCACCGCCGAAAAAAGAGGTGCACAAGTTCAAGGGGTTCACCCTCGAACTCGAGCGCGACGGCGATACGCTGTACGCCGACATTTCGCACGGCGACTTCGCTGGCTCGCTGGCGTTCGCGGAGCACAACGGCTACCTCGACGACGGGGAAGACGGCAAGCGCAAGCGCGTGCCGCAGGAGGTCATCGAGCACTTCTGGAAACTCGAAGCAAACTTCGCCTGATGAGGCCCTTGGCAAGGGCCGAAACCTCCCGTGAAAACGGGCGGTCGCGGAAGCCAAACCCCTCCGCTTTTTAAATATGAAAAAAGCATACGTGAACAATGCTGGGGCCGCCTACTTGGCGGTCAACTACTTGGGCTGGGCCGTCGCGCCTTCGCCATGGGAAGCAATCGCCAAGCTGGGCCTCCGCGGTCCCAGCGGCATGGGTGTAAAGCTGGGCTCCAGCGAATGGGAAGCCGCCAGCGAGCAGGTCAGCCTGTTCTACCTCCCCAACGAGGAGGAGTTCGCCAGCCTCGAGTGGTACGCGCCAGTCGATGCTGACGGCAAGCCGTACGGCGTGCCCTTGTACTGCGGCGATCACAACGCCTCGCGGGTCAAGGCCCGCCTCGAGAAGTCCGTCTGATGATGGCCCTTGGCAAGGGCCGAAACCTCCCGTGAAAACGGGCGGTCGCGGAAGCCAACCAATCCGCCCAAAAAATAATGAAACTTGAAATAGAATGGAAAACAGAAACTGGCACGATTGACGGGCTGAAATACTCTCAATCTTTCGGCGGTTTCACGCGATGCGGCCAACGCTTTGGCGTTGGTGTGCTCTGGCGCGAGAGCGAGCCCGTTCGGCTAGTCATAAACGGCTACCGCTTCGAGTATCCCACAATCGAAGACGCCAAAGCTGACGCCGTTGATCGGATCGAAAAAAACCGCGGAGTGTACCTTCCTTGGCTATGAACCAACACCACAAAAAATAATACAATGAAAACAAAAACAATCGACACAACTCCCACTTGGGAGTTCGCCGTGCAGGTTTACTGCGAGGTGCTCCAGAACCCAGAAGCTAGCTACGAAAGCCTGTGCTCTGCACGGGAAGAACTGCTCCGCCTTGCGCGGATCGTGGACAACCTCAAATCCAACCAACCACAACCATGAGTCAAACAGCCTACCAAAGCCGCAAGGAACCCACCAACCACCCGTACCGCCCGTGCTCCGCACTGCGTAGCCGTGGCGGCCTAGTCGTCCACAGCGCGGCCCAGCGGTCCACTTGGTTCCTGCACCCTTCGATCAACGCGCACGCTTACCAAAGCGGCCTGCGCTGGGCCTGCTCCAAGTCCAACCGCGCCGCCGACGCGTGGATCGAGAACATCGCGCTTGGTCACGCCGTAGACTGGGCCGAACACGCCGCGCTGTCCGCGCTGTTCCCCAACTGGACCATAAGCTTCCAGAAGGGCACTGGTCAGCACGGGCGCGACCGCGCTGTAGAGTGGACCGCCCGCCGTCCTAGCGGCAAGCTGGTTGAGTTCACCGCGGCCAGCACCGCCAGCCAGCTAGCCCGCCGTTTACGCACCGCCTGATGAGTTCCCGTGGCAGGGACCGAAACCAAACCGCTTCGGCGGTGCGGTCGCGGAAGCCAACCAATCCGCCCAAAAAAATAATGACCAACAACAACAACACCACCAGCCTCGTCTGGATCGTCACACGCCCCTCTGGGGTTCACCTTGGCCGTTGCCTTCTTGGCCACGGCGAAACGAAAGCAAAGGCCATTGCTGATGCCTTCGGAGACCGCCCACCGCGCCGCCGCGACTACACGCTCGAGGAGATCCCCGAACAGGACCTCTGGGACAAGTGGCACGGCCCAGCCAATGTTTAAAACTAAACCAACCCAGCAAAAATGACCAAAAAATTGGACAATTGTTATGAGGCTTACCCGTTTCCCGACCCCCTTACCCCTCTGACCGACGAGGAGTTCGAGGCGGAGAACCTCCCCGAAGAGTGGAGGGGCTTTGCTTACTGGGAAACGGCCAAGGACAACGGCTCGTTGTGGCCGACAAAGCGCTTGCAAATCCTAGACCCCGCCTGATGATGGTCCCGTGGCAGGGACCGAAACGCCGTGAAGGCGTCGCGGAAGCCAAACCAATCCGCCAAAAAAAACAATGAAATACAACTGGACCATTCCCGTGCGGAGCCTGCTCTGCACACTACAAAAGCACGGCGCGCACATTGCGGCCGTGGACAACGGCGACGGCTGGGTTCCTTGCGATACCCTTGACAAGGCCGTCGAAGAAGTAAACGCAACCGACGAAAGCCGCGTGTGGCTGACCTTCGGCGGCCATCACAAGTACGCCTACCTCGTGCTTGGAAACGAACCCGCGGAGCTACTGGCGGACTACACAATCCACCCCGCTATTGACGCGGCCGCGGAAGAGCACTACAACAACTGGGAAGGCAAGCCCTGCCCGACAACCGAATCCTGAATCATGAACCTAGCAACCATAATCCAAGCCGCTATTCTTTTGGCGGCAATCATCCTAGGCATCGCCATACAAGGCGGTGCGTGGGGCCCCAGCGACCTCGAGCTACGCATCCGCGCAGGCTCGCCAACCCACTACCATCCCGTCCCATGAAAACCATACAAGAAGCACTGCGCGAGTGGATTAACGCCTCGCCAAACTACACCAAGGCGAACACTCTTATTGAGTGCCGCGTTGGGGCACGCACCTACTACAGGTGGAACCTTAAGCCAAACGACCCGCACGAAAAGGATTTCGTGTGGGACTCACCTCAAACCAAACAGGAACAATGAGCAAAGCACCATGGGCGTGTAGCGAGTGCGGTAGCCGCTACTGGCCTGACCCAGACAGCAACTGCGAATCGTGCCAGCCTAGCCGCCAGCGCGATCCCGAATACGACCCGCTACCGCCCGATCCCTGCAACGAAGACTACGAACCCGAACAATAGAAACAAAAAAAATATGGAAGCATACCTACTAACCGATTACTGCGGCCAAGGAGCCCGCGTTGTTGTCCACCCGCGCGGCTTGCCGCCAAGCTGGACAGACTCCGGCCTAACCGCCGAACAGCAGGAGCTGGCGCGCCACAAGGCGTACCAGCTAGGCCCAGAGTTCAGGAACCATGTGGTGCACTTGGACCCAGCCACCCTCGAGCATGTGGAAAGTTTCCTCGTGCGCTAACCCGCCTGACGAGGCCCCGTAGCAAGGGCCGAAACCTCCCGTGAAAACGGGCGGTCGCGGAAGCCAACCAATCCGCTCAAACCAATAATGAAACCAGACTACTATGTGCTATCGGTAAGTACCCACGCGAATAGCTTCGGCTATTTCGGGGTTGTCCTTATGAACCCCTGCGGCCACGGCGTGGAGGCACTCTACAGCCCCTACTGCGGCGGCCTGCCAGACGACCAGCTACGCTACGGGCTACCAGCTCGCGGTGCCCGCGTGCCGGACCTCCACCAGTGCGGGTTTGTAAGCCCGCGGAGCCAAGGCTACACAACCCCTGCCGGAGCCAGACGCATTATTCGACGCACACTCCAAACCAACCACCTATTCCAATGAACCCAGACAAAATCAAATGCAACGAGTGCGGGTGTGTTCACACGCTCGAACAAATTAAGCTGGACGAAATCCGCTTTTACAGGGTAAACCAAAAACTCCTTTGCGAGCTGTGCCACGAGGACCACCTCGAAAGGAAATACGACTGCGACTAACCGCCTGACGAGGCCCTGTAGCAAGGGCCGAAACGCCGTGAAGGCGTCGCGGAAGCCAACCAACCCGCACTAAATACATGCAAAAAACAAAAGACGAAATCGTGCTGGAAATCTACAGCATTGCAAAAGAACTGCTTGAGATAATCACTGATGATAGTGATTCTTTAGAGTTTGAACTACTGCGACACAAGCTTCGAGACTTGTACGAAGACTACCGCGACTAACCGCCTGACGAGGCCCCGTAGCAAGGGCCGAAACCACCCTCTCCCCCCAAGGGTGGTCGCGGAAGCCAACCAATCCGCTCTTACCAATAATGAACACAACAGCAAGCACTGAAAGAATCGTCAGCGCGCTTGCGGGTCGCACGATCCGCTACAACGCGCTAGACTCACAGCAAACCAACACGGGCGTCCGTGTTTTTAAGGTTGACCAAGTCAACCGCGTAGCCGTAAGCAAAAAGGGTATCCGGTATGTGGTGGTCCACGCGTGGGACATTGACGACCGCGGCGAGCAGAAGTTCCGCTCGCTCCACCTCAACGGAATCGACCTTATTGTCTAACCCCCAAACACAAAAACATGAAACCAGAAATCGAATACATACAAATACCCGTTGCGTACCGCAACAATTACTACAGGATCAAGGCTAGCCGCTTGGACCACCCGCTTAACTTGGCACTCCACCGCTCGGTAACGGGCAAGGGGTGGTCCATTACAAGCATTGGTTGCGGCCGCATAGTGGCCAAGGGCAACACCATGAACGAAGCGCGCGGGGCCCTGCACGATGTTGTAAAGCGAATCGGGCTCGAGCGCGTGCGCATTGGCATCGAAAGCTCCCCACCAGCACCTCCAGTGGAAGGACTCGAGCCAGCACCTCCGCCGTCCAAGCCCCAACGGATCGACCGCAACAGCATAGGCCAGATCGTCAGGGCTGTTGCTGACCGCGCTGGACTAAACGAATTGGAAACCGACGCTGTGTGGCGCGCGCTTGCAACCAACGGCCGCAACGCTGGCCGCCTGCTTTCCAAACCACCAAGCAGGTATGTAGACGAGCTGGCGAACGCCGCGTGGAACGGGCTACAGCCCAACCCGTGGAAGGTCCAACCAACCGCACTGCTGTTCGCAGACGGCGCGGCAAAAGACCTGATCGACAAGCTGGCCAAGTACGCTTGGCCGTCCTACCTCGACCGCGACGCCGCTACCCTTAAGGCCCTTAATGTTTGGTGAATCATGAAGCCAGCAACAATAGCCGTGTACCTTGGCGAATCGTCCAAGACTGGCGTCTGCCCCATAACGGGGCGGGCGACCAGCTCCGTTTACCAGTGCTTCCCAACCGGAAGAATAGTTCTAGCGTCGGGCTCCGAGCACGCGCTAGAATCTCACAACTCCAGAATCTCGTCTCCAGAACCCGTAGTCCAAGCCCCGCAACCAGTTGCGGAGCCTAGCATTGCGGTCTGGGACACACCCAAAAAACAAACAAAAAACAACATGCAAAATACCATAACACACCTAGTCGCAATTACCTGCCGCGTACTGCCGGCAACAGACACACGACCGGCACGGGTCAAGGCCGAACTCCCGCGGTTCCACAAGTCCGTGGTCCTGCCTTGGAACTACAGCATAAACGCCTCCGAGGCCAGCGACCAGCTCGGCCATTGGCTCCAAACCAACGGCGTGCACCACTGCGCGTTCCTTGATCTCCACGACCACTGCATTCTTGCGGTGGACTGGGAGCAGGTCCCCAAACTCCTTGAGGTGTTCAAAGCTAAAAAAGTCAACCGCTACAAAAAACAATGAATGAATACACTGCAAAAAGACTGGCCGCGCAAAGCGCCGCGTACGAGTACCTGCTCAAGAACAAAGCGCTCCGCAAGCCGGAGCCCCCGTTAGTTGGCAGGGACTTGCTCTTATTGAAAAACCCCAAACCAAAACCAAAGCCATGATAACCAGCCTGCTCGTTGTACTACTTGTTCTGCTCGTAGTGCTGTTCTGTAACAAAGACGATACCAACCCCCCGTACTTCCTATGAACATTACCTACAGCAGTCCCACCAATCCGGCGGCTAGAATAGTTCACAGCCCAGACGGAGCCGTAGAAATACGAACGCTCCGCAACTGGCTGGCGTACACCGAGCCGCTAAACATGCCGTTCTGTCAGAAGTTCGGCGTAGACATACACGCCATAAGCGGGAACGACGCGCTAAATTTAGCACTGGAACTCGCGTACTTAAGCGGTAAAATAGAAACCAACGAGACCCTATGATCGGAAACACCCTGACCACAACAATTACTGGGGACCTCCAGCAGGTTCCCAGCATGGACCACCTAGTAGACCTGCTCCACATACAAGACCCTGAATTTATTTTCATGGACAACATGGCGGAACCCGACTACGATGTACCAACTCCCCCCACTAACCCCAGTAAAGACTACAACTACTATGCAAAACATTAATACCATTGCCAGACTTAACGCCCAACAACGGGCAGACCTCGACAACAGCCGGAACGGAACCTATTGCGTGCTTCGTCACGGCGGAGTGCTTCTCCGCAGTGGCGTGACCAGCAAGACCTTGGACAACCCAGACGAAGTCAAGGGGTTCCTTGCACAAGTCCGCGGCAAGAGTTCAGGAATCGTACGCAAGGTGGTGCAAAGTTTCTTTGCACCGCAAGTTCAAACAGCATAAAGCTAATGACCTTGTTCTACATTGCACTGGGCGTTGCCGCTTTCGGCACCGCCGCCAGCATCTGCTCAATCATTAACTCAATGCCATGATTCGTGATACCTGTATCGTGAGCCATTTGTTTTTCGACAAGACCAGCCACGACCGGATTAACGTAGAACTGCACAAGGACCAAGGATTCTTGTACGTGTTCTATAAGTCAAAGTTTGGTACCTTCCGTAGCGCCAGCGCCGCGGTTGACCCAGACGTTTCAAACAAACTCCATGAGCTTTTTGGTAAGCTGTACCCAGACATGCCGGACCTTGTCTCCGATATGAATAGCTGGTTGCAGTGCACCCTTGAAAGCCGCTAACCCCAAGCTCCCCCCAAAAAACAAGAAGCCCCGAGCATTAAGTTGCTCGGGGCTTTTTTGTTTAGTCGTTTAGTGGTGTGTACTGGGGCTTTGAACTTACGGCTTGTCTGATATAAAGCACGCGCGCGGCTCCGTTGTTATCGCCTCCGATTTTTTTGTAGTTCTCCATTGCGTCTTTGCTAGGCACGTAACGCTCGAAGCGCTTGTACCGCACCGCCTGCTCGAACCTACGCTTACTAATGTCGGCCTCGGCCGCGATCTTCTGGAGCTGTGAGTAGCTAAGCCCCAGACCCATAAGACCATTTGAATAATCGTAGAGCTTTTGGTTAGTCGAAGCCTGAACTCTTTCGTACCTTTCGTAAGCGTCGTCTACTCGGGTTTGATCGAGATCCTCGTAGCTGTTGAACACGCTTAGGGCGGCGCGGCCCACGTCCATTTGTTTCTTAACCGTACGGAAAGCCTTAAGCGCGGTCTGCTCGAACTTGTGCGTTTGGATACGGAAAGGCATGAACTCCCTGACCAATAGGTCAGATGTTTTTTCAAATCGTGCGTCCTTATCGTAGACCCCGCTATTGGTATACGCTTGGTAAGCCTTCCAAAATTGAACGGGAGTCCTAAGTTTGTACGCGTTACCCGCGACATGCTTAAGAAACTTCTGTGCCTTATATGTCCACGGGTCGCTCTCCAACCACAGCGGCCTACCATAATCGTCAAGGTTGTACACGGCCTGACCAACAGCCTCGACCGCGATCTGCGGGCTAAGGAAACTGGCGGCGAGACCCTTGAATATTGTGCCGGGCACCTTCTCCCAGTCGCCCCTTACAATGTGTTGCAAGCTGCGGCCTATGGGGTCAGAAACAGGACTGAACGGGTTAGTGTACGTCAGGTCCCACGTGGAAAGCGTACCTTCTTTTTCGTCAACGGTAATGAATAGGTTACCGTCGCGCCCGTAAGGCGGTTGCGAAGCACGCACCATTTCTTCTTCGTCATCTTCGATACCGAACATGCTCTTAAGAATCTCCGCGGCACCGTGCGTCATTGACAAAGCCGCACCAAGACCAGCTAGCCTCTTAATACCGCGCGCCTTAAGAACCGGATTACCGCTCTTGGTTTCAGCAACACCGAGCTGAATGGTCGAGGCGGGGAGCCTGTAGATTTCCGCGGTGAACCTAAAGAAACTGTTAAAGAGCATACCAAGACCACTGCGTCCGAACTCCTTAAAGATGGGAGCAACGCGCTCGCGGCCCTGAGTAGTTAGCCTAACGACCCGCGCGGCTTCTTGTTTAATCTGGTCTTGCGTGTACGGAACAGCGCGGTGCTTGTTCGCCTTGGTCTGCACGTCAACCTCGTGTGCAAAGTACATTGCCTTGTAGAACAAGTCGATCTGGTCGTTGAGTGTTGCCAACGAATCGACCGCGGCCTTGGACTTCTTAACGGCTTTGGCAAGTGCACTGGCCGGTGTTCCAAGCTCCCGGATCGTTGCTTCGATCTGGTTACTAACGGTTTCTGGGTCATCAATTGCACCGCGCATGAAGTCCCGCATAGTTTGCGAGACCATACTGCCCTCGGCCACACCGAGCATTACCATATCCGCGCCCAGACCTTCCAAGTTGCTGCCGTAAATTTGTTTAATCGTCAGTCTTGAAGCGTTAATATTGCTCAGGCTCGGGATGAATCCGTTCGCGGTAACAAAGGACAAAATGCCGACAATGTTGCGAACGAAGAACGAAGCACTACCAAGCGTAAGCATTCCCATGCTAGCGCCAATAGCTCGCGCGGCTGTAGTAATTACGCCGTCTATAAGCTTTTTGGATGTGCTGCGGTTCGCTGGTGCGGGAGGCCCGAACATAGATTGGAAAGCTTCAACGACGTCCGGCTCAGCGTAGTACTCAGCGAGCGGGTCTCCGCCCTTGGTGTCTGTGGTGTTTACCAAAGGCTTATAACCGCGGTACTTGTCTGGGTTATCCGTTACATCTTGCGCCGGTACCAGCCAGCCGTTATCCAAGCCGAGCTTGGCGTATTGGTTCAGGAGCCTTTGTGTTCCCAAGAACTGTGCGAGGTTTCCGTACGTGCGCAACGCGTTCTCAAACGGGTTCTGAATCTCACCGAGAATAGCGCGGAGTTCGTCTGGCACTTCGCCCTTTTGCATGAACCGGGACAGGTCTGTCCGGGTCATTGCTCTGCTAAATGTTTTCGGCGTGTTGCCGTGCCTGTCAACAAAATCGTTAAGCGCGCGTGTGCCGACGTCCTTTGCCTTTGCTTCGGCGCGGACAAGGACCATAACCTCAGCGTCGGTGTACGGTTCGTACGCGACATCGGCTCTCCACCTTTCGTACGTATCGCGGACCCATTCTTTTTCGAAGAACACACGAGCCTGAGCACGTTGATGCGCGAACTCGCTGTCCTCAAGAATGCGCTGGGCGTAGCCTTCCTCCTGATGGATCTTGTAGCTGCGCGTGAGGTAGATGCCTATGTTCTGGTCAACAATTGCGCGGAGCGGATCGTTTGTTTTGAGCTCGGACGAGAGCTGCGAGCTGAGCCTATCAATAGCCACACGCATTTCGGCAACAGCCTTAGCGGTTTCTGGTGAGCTTTGCTCGAGCCTAAGCTGGGCCTGTGTTTGTGCTGCACGGAGCCCAACCAAGTTATTGCGGCGCGCGGCCTGCACGTCAGCGTTGTACTTGGCATCAGCCGCTGCAATTGCGGCATCACGTGCTGCCATTTCAGGACTGTTTTTACGAGCCTCGCGGGCCTGTTGCACTTCCGCGGTGTACTTGGCTTTATTGCGGTGGCTCGTGTAGTTAACACGAGCAGCTTGTACTGCGGCCGCGTACGCAGCGTTTGCTGGTGCGGTATCGAACGCTGCGTTTGCTGCGTCAATCTGTGCTTTCTTTACGGACTCAGCCGCGCTGCGCTGAGCCGAGCTAACGGTTGGCTCGGTGCTACCAAGAGCCAAGTTAACGTCGTCCAAGTCAGCGTTTGGTTCTGCCTTAAGTGCAGCCTTGAAAGCCTGAGCCATGTCCTTAAGACGAATCTTCGCAAGACGAAGACCACGCTCCTGATACTTAGACGCCTCGAACATGCGCGGATCAACGTCTCCGCTGGCGCGGAACAAACGGCTAATGACTCCGTTCCCGGCGTCCCATTCTCCGGTCGCGTTGTTAATGTAAAGGTCGTCCACGCTAACCATGTACGAGCTTTCCGGGTCCGGGCTTGCAATAGCGTAAAGTGCTTTGCTGTAGCGCGGGCTCTTATCTGTCATGTATCCAGTAGCACGTTCGGTGAACTGTGCATCGCGTACGAATACACGCGGCCCAACCATAATAGCTTCGGAGCCACCGACCACAGCCAGCTTGCTACGCACGTCTACAAAGTCGCTACTACGAACTGGGTTAAACCCAACTTCAGTCCAAACTTCTGGGTCGTTAATATCAGCTGGGAGTTCCGTGATTGGAGCAACGCGTCCTTTTACAGTTGCAAGCGGGAACTTGCCAGTACCTGCGGCAATGTCGCGGGCCTCGCCTTTCCCACTAATAGCACGAACAACCATGGTTACTCCTGTAATGCGGGCTATGTTGGTGTATGATAACGGGGCGGCAACACGTGTTGCACTAACCGCGGCCGGTTGATGCAATGTAATTGCATATACGGAATCTCCTGCAGCTGTTGATCTATTGTATGTCGGTATATCAATACGCGCTTCAACAATAGTTCCAGCAGGAACATCCAGTTCTACCTTACTAATTTTGCTGGCATCTATAAATTGTTTAATCTTATCCACCGCAGGAATATCAATAGCACCTTTTATTTCCCACGGGTCGAAGAACTCAACAAGGTCCGCGTACTCATCTACAGTAATATTACCGTCAATCATGCGCACAGCAGCAACAGCAAGTTCTGGTGAATTGCGTCGGGCCATTGCTTTACTGGCGGCTTTTTCTTCTGCGGCATTTAATGGGACTAGCGCGGCAAGGCTTTTAGCTACACTTGGTGAAGTGGCCAGCGGCAAGCTTGTGTCGCCGTCCTTAACCTTCGTGACCTTCTGCTTGTTGAACAGAACACCAGCTTGGTACGACGTGCTGACGTAGCCCTTGTATCCTGCATCCTTAATGGCCTTCTCGAACAATGTAAGGGCGGCGCGGTTGTCGAACTTAGCGTAGCCTGCCTTTTGCAGTTCGTCTTGTCCGGGGTACAGGTCGAGTGGGTCCCGGTCCAAGTCGTACAAGGAGTCACCGTTAACCAGCATGCTGTAGCGGTTAACACCGACCTGCGTTTCGCGGCGGTACTTGCCGTACCCAAAGTACGTGCGCGGGGTGTAAATATCACCGTACTCGCGGCGGCGCTCGAGTTCTTTACCGGCACCACCGTTGCCGTGTTCGGTTGGGTCTGTCTGCTTAATACCGCTGGCCTTGGACCAATGGGTAAGCTGGACCGTGCGTCCGCGGAAAGCCTTGGGAGCTGTGTCCAAGCCCGCGCGGCTGTAGCGAATGTCTGGCTTTGCTAGGTCGAACCTTTGGCTAAGCGGGATTACGTTGCCGTTGTCGTCGCGGACAATTGGGTCAGCAGACTTAGCTTGGTTAGAATTAAAGATTACAACAGTGTCCCCAATAGCGCCAGCTCCTGCTGGGCCGGTATCAACAATGTTGCTATACACAACACCGTCTTTATTATTCTGCTTTGCTCGGTCAATTGCTTCGCCAATTGAAAGACTTGTTTTTCTTTCAACTCTTTTTCCGTTGGTAATTTCAGCAGTTTTACCGGTCCAAGAGGCTGGCCTATTAGTCGGCGTTGAAATTTCAAACGGGTTCTGCAAGAAGAAGAACATTCTATTTGTCGCACCGCGGTAAGATTCCGCTACCTTTTTATTGGTGCTCCCATAAAAAGCGCCGTCTCTTCTTTCGGAGACCGCTCCTCTTTTTGCTTTCTTGAAGTCAATAGTAGATCCTTCTAGGTCTCCACCATGGTATACTTCTACTCCGCCAGCTGCTTTCGCAGCTGCATCAACTAGCCTTTGTTGCTCCACTACATCGCCTGCGTTAACTGCGGCAAGGTAGTCAGCGTCGAGTTGGGTTGGCAACGCGCGGCTAAGCGCAACACGCGCGGCTAGCCTATCAACAGGAACGCGGCGCACATCGTCTTCTCTGAACAACGCGGCTCCTTGCTGGTATTGCGGGGCGTTTTCGATTTGTTTGCGAACTGCCCTGCGCAGCGTGCTGAGCAAAACTACTTTGCTTTGGTCCTCTGCTGCCGACCCAATAAGCCAGCGAAGAGTTTTTTTGTTAAGTCTTTCTGTAACCGAAAGAAGATCATCGTTGCTAAGGTTTACGAGACCGTCAAAAACACCGCGTCTTGTTTTCTGGTCAGCACCTGTAAGACTACTAATAAGTTCTACAGAACCTGTGCGTTGTTCTTTTGAAAGCCTTACAGGCTCACTGACCCGGGCCGCGCGGCTAAGCGCAATGCCAGCCGGTGCAGGACCCTCGGTCACGTCGGCCCAGCTCGGGAAACCAAGGCCCAGCTGTTCGTCGTTGCTGTTGGCCACGGCGGTTGCCAAGTCCTTACCGTTGGTCGCCATTGCAAACACTGCGTTCTGCGCTTGGTCCAAGCTGATCTCGTTGTTCTGGTACTGCACCCACTTAGCGCGCACACCGTTAACGTTTTCAGATTTGCTCTTCCACCTTGCGGTGAACAGCATGCGCACGGCTTCCCAAGTAATGCTCTGCACTTGGCGCGGAAGCATTCCGTACTCGGCGGCTACCGCTCTGTACGCTTCTGCAAACGCGGGGTAAAGACCACCAACTCCGGTAACGCTATCGGTTGCGGTGTTCGCTGTCCCAAAGTTCTGCCCGACCTCGCGGCTGTTACCGCTGAACGCTTGCCAGAACAGCGCCGCGATAGCGTGGGTGTCCATGGTTACGTGGCCGTCGTTGTTCTGCGGGTCCACAATGTTATTGTAGAAGCTACGAACCTTGTGCTGGTCGCCAAGTTCGTCGCTAATAACTTTCATTTGTGTCTCCGACGGAGCCGTAAGGATATTAATAGCCTTACCAATGCTGCCGTAGGTTCCCCAAGCCAACTTGATTTCTTTGGTAACACCCTTGTTATTGGTGCTCTTGCTCGACTCACCAAAGCGTCCGTCCGGGCTAACAATCGGATAGCCTGTTGGGTACTTGGTCTCAGCGCGCATGCGAATAAACCAAGCTTGTTGCTCGGGGGTAAGGTCCTTGAGCTTCTTGCCTTTTAGGGACTGCAGGCGTTCAAACGCTTGCTGCCTTTTGGCTTTTACTTTTTCGCTGCCCCAACCATGGAACAACAGCATGCCGTTTGCGTCGGTGCGGTGCTCACCGTTCTCGTCGAGGTCCGGTTTAATGCCTTTGGCGTAGCCAACGGTTCCGTCCTTGTTCTCTTTGAGCTCCGGCTCGCCGCCGCGCATAAGCCAGCGCGCGCTCATTGCGTCGTCCCACCCGTACTCTTGATCCGCGGTCCAGATTTCCATGGTCCGTTTGGCTAGTTCAACGTTCTGGAACCAGTCCTTCTGCGGGCTAAACACCGCAAGAACCGCGGAGCTTTGCTCGAGAGAGTAGTTATCGCCGGCAAACTGTTGCGCAATAATGTTGGCTCCGTCGTACCAGAGGTTTGCAATTTCCCGGATGTCGGCCGGGAAAACATCCATTAGCTTGCGGAGGTTGCTCTTGGTAACCTCGATTAGCGTGTTGTAAATCTCGTCTGCTTGCGCGGCAATAGGGTGTTCGGGGTCCTTGGCAATCTTGTCGAGCGCGTCAGTGTACGTCTTAAGGGCCTTGCTGCTGTCTGTTCCAAGAACAACGCCTTCCGCTGCGTACTTTTTAATCTGGTCTAGATTCTTGTTAAACGTAGCCAAGGCTTTATTGCGCGCCCTTGCTTCTTTGTTCCCGGCAACAGTCCCCGGCTGCTCCTTGGTAACAAACGCGGACTCTGGGTTTTCAATGGCGTCCTCCAGCATTTTGCCGGACACCTTTGCTTTGCTAACACCAAGATAATTAGCGAGTGTTTTCTTTGCTGTGTCTTTTGCACCCTTAATCTTAATGCCGTTTGCTTTTGCTTTGTCCTGCGCTTTAAGTACAGCACCACGGATTTTTGCGTATTCTTTGGCAAGCTCTGGGAACTCACGTGCAACAATTGGGTACTCCAAAAGAAGCAGCGCGTTCTTGCGGTACGCTTGCGGGTTGCGCTTAAGCGCCGCAAGGTCAACCAAGTTACTCGAGTCCGCTCCGTCCTCGGTCGCTTTGGCTGAGGTTGGGTTGCGCGTACCAACAGCCTTACCGGCCTTGGTGCGTCCGCGAACTTCGGTGGGGTTAATATTAGACGCGGCCCGGCTGTACCTAACAATAGGCCGCAGCGGTTTGGCACGCTCAGCAATCTGCGTTGTTACAGGCCCGGCCCCAAGCGGATCGAATCCTTCGACCGTTTCGCTCGTTGCCTCACCGTCACGAAGCAGATACCTATACAGGTCGGCAATGTGGTTTTGCGCTGTGGCCAAACGCTCGTTAGACCCGTCGTTGCGAATAGCAATGTGGTAGTACGCTGACGCCACAAACTGTTTCGCTTGCTCTTTAACTCGGAGCAGGTCCTGTAGATCGGAGTTGGTAAGGGTATTGTAAGCGGCCTGTTCAATGACCGAGTCCGGGCTAAGGCCAAACTCCTCGAAGTCAAGTTGTACTTCTGGTCCGCTGGTGGTGTCAGCCATTCCAATAGCTACAGCAAGTCTTACGTCTAGCTCTTGGAAATCCGCGGCGTCTTCTTCGTCATAGCCTTGGTAACGTTGTTCTGTTAGTGCTGGGTTAACTACAAGTCTACCGCCTGCAAAACTAATTGCTTTGTCTGACTCGCGGTCCTCGACAACTTGGAACTCGCCTTGTGCGGCCAAGCTCTTTGCAATCTGTGTTGTTGGTGCGGCTTGCTGATCCTGCTTACTGTATCTGATTCCAGAATCCAGAGTCGTGTCCAAGTCATACTCAACCCGGATTGTTGTAACGTTGCCGTTGGTGTCCAGCAGCGCGCTAAAGTAATTGTCTTCTTTCCCGATTGGTTCGTCGGTTACTTCACCAACACGCGGGCTAACCATGCCGGTCCTAAAATACATTCCGGTATTGGTAACAACCGAGTCCTGATTTAGTTCTTGTGCCGCGTCAATAGCGTCTTGGTCGGTAAGTCCCACAACAAGGAAGCTGTTCTCTCCGCGGTTGTACTTGCCAACAATTGGAATTACAGGATACCCGTTATCGCGCAGCCAGCGAACCGCGTTCTTGTTGAACTGCAGGTTTTCTGTTTCTGAGAACTCAGTGTCGTTGGGGTTCTCTCCGGTCAGCATGCCGAACCTCTGTGACTTAACGAGCTCGTTAATCTCTTCGTTGCTAAGGTCCGAGTACCTAAGCGTTTGCACTTGGTGCAGAATCCATTCGAGGTCGTCGCGCGAGTGGGGGTTTGGCACCCCGAACAATTGGCCAACCCTGTTCTGGTGGTTAACTCCAGCGCGGCTAGCCGCCACTTGCGCGGCAGTTCTTCCGTACGGGTTAGCCCCCAAGTTTTGGTTTGCTTTCGAGAGATCCGTAATTGCATTGGCCAAGTCGCGGTATTGTTTAGACGCTGTTGGTTGCCCACTAAACAGACTCGCAATAAGGTCAATGAACTTTTGCACAAGGTTGCGCTCGCCCTTGTTGCTAAGACGCACCAAGTGGTCCCTGAATGTTTTTGATCCGTAAAAGTGCGCAACCATTTCACGCGCGCCGTTAAGATCGCTAAACGGTTCAGTAACGCTCATTCGTCCTTCCAAAGCATAACGAAGATCCGGCGGTATATTATCGCCGTGAATCTCGGCAGCTCTTTGCGCGTACTCGGCGCGCAGCCCGAGTATCCTATCACGTAGCTGCAACTCAAAATCGTTTTGTGGAGCTGTAAGAACTCGGTCGGTAACCGCGTGACCAAGCTCGTGGAGCAACGCGCCCATAGCACCCTCGCTGTTGTCGCTGGCGAGGTTAATAATTACCGCGTTACTTTCCGGCAAGTAAGCACCGGCTGTTTCCAAGTTGTTCGGCAAAGTAGTAATTGCAACGGGAACCGTATCAGCCCCTAGTTTCAGGAGTTCCTTGGCCGCTTGCCTGTGCTCTTTGTTCTCTGCGGACCTAGCAATATTCTCTAGGACCGTCTTAATGTCAGCGCCCGGTTTAATGCCGTGCTTTTTAATCTGATTGTTATTGCGCGCACGCAATGCGGCAATCTGGTTTGAACGGGCAACGCGCTCCGCAAGAGGCTGCGCTTCTTGGCTAACCAGATACTCAAGAATTGTTTCTGGGTTGTTGCCGTTGCGTTGTAAGTTCTGCACGGCCCGGGCTCTTTGTTGCGGGCTAAATGATTCTAGGTCGAGCCCCGCAGCAATCTCTGGAGCAATCATTATGAACAGCTCCGAGTCGTTTGTAAATACTTTCGGGTCGAGTCCCATTTGTGCGGCGACTGTGCGGATCTCGTCGATTAACTGGCGCGGCGTATCCGGCTGACCCATGCGCGTTGCTCTGAAATCTGGAGCGTCCTCAATAGCGCGTTGCCCTTGGTCGCTAACAAACGGCGCGTTATTGGCGGCCCTCTTTTGTTTGCGGCGCTGCTTGCTTTGCTTGGTCTTATATTCGTCAACCGAAACGTTGCGTCGGACGGTTTCCTTAACAGCGTTTTCAACAGCGCCGTTAAACGTTACAACGGCTTCTGGCCCGCGGACGCGGTAAGACGTTTCAACCTTCGGCACGTTATCTCCGGCAACGTAGACCCAAGTTGCAAGGCCCTTGCTATTGAATACACGCATGTGCATGGACTCAATGTTACCTTCGGCGTCCTTCTTAAGATTAGCAACTAGCGGCCTTTCTGGAAGATCGTACTCGGTATCACCGTAAAGAATCTTTCCGTCTTCAGTAACGTCTGAAACCTCACGCGGCTGCCTGCGTGGACTTACCGTGGCGCGTTCCTGTAGCAGTGTGTCAAATCCTTCAAAGTCTTTGATCGGTAGGTCTTTGTTCGGGGTAAGTTCGAGCGGCGTAGACCCGTCTTCTGGGTCCAGAATAACTCCCTCGTCCTCGATGCGGACACGTCCGCGCAACCCATCAATAACGACCACTCTATTTTTAAGATCGTCAAACGTACGGTTTTCTGCGTCCTCGAATGCGTCCGCCCCAATAAGTTGCAGGCCGCCTTCAGGTGCTGTAATGTTTGGCCCCGGCAGAAATCTACTAAGGTCAATTCCCATTTGCTCTGTGCGGCGATTCACAAAAGCAATCACGTCGTTCCGCGTGACTTGCGGCACGCCTTTTTTAAGTCCGCTAGGTTGGATTGTCTTGAGTTCTTCTTCGCTAACACCTAGCTCTTTAGCTTTATTCGTTGCTAGCCGTGTAACAACAGTGTTTGCGGGAGGAGCTTCTGGAGCTGCTGGCGGTGTTGGAACGTCAAATGGTTCTTCACTAAGTGAATCAAGTTCGTCAATAATTGTTTCCTTAACCGCGCGTTCTGGGATGCTCTCGCTAATCGGGCTATCCCTGCGCTGTGAAACACGCATGCGGTCCTGCAGAGCTGCGATTGTCTGATCGGCATTGCCGGACTCCCTGAGCTTGGCAATTGTGCGGTCCATTATATCGCGCTGAATACCTTGTGCGGTACCTGTTGCGATGTCGCGTGCGACGTCTTCCTTGAATAGCCCGATCTTGTTAGTCGAACCAAGAGCACCACCGTACACACCGCCCACCACAGCCGCTTGCATGGCCTGCGTAAACGCTTGTTTAATTGTAATAGTGTCGTCTCCAAGAAGACTCTGAATAACGTTTTGCGCGAACTCGTCGGTGAACTCTTCGAGCGCTTCACCCGGTATTTGTACCGCGGCTTTGCCCCAGCCTTCTTGAACAATCTCTTTACTAACCTGTTTGAACGTGTCGTAAAGTTCGGTACCCCCGAAACCTCCGCGCTCCAGTGCACCACCAAGGCGTTTACTGTACGCTTTAAGCTGACGAATATTGGCGTTGCCAACAGTTGTAATATCAGCACCCTCCCCGAAGACCTTTCCAAAACCACGCTCAACAAGCGCGGTGGTAAGTCCGCTGTACAAAGCGCTTGTGGTTGCGGTGTCGTTAATTTGCTCGTCCGTATACTTGCGGGTTCCGTCTTCGTTTGTTTCCTTGCTCATTCGCAAGGTGGTGTTGGTCCAAGCGTTCTGCGCGCTGCGCGTAAAGCTGGTCCCAATCTGCGTGGCCGTTGCAGTGCCCGCAACAAATTGTTTTTCGAGATCACGACGCACGGCGCGCAGCAATTGGCCCGGACTTTTTTCTGCGCCCTCGATTGTAAAGCTCGCCAAGTACTTTCCGGCAATGCCTTTGGTTTCGTCGGACAGGCTATTCCTAATAAACGATTTAGCGGACAGCCCAAACAAGTCTTCGGTTTTACGAATACCCGTGGTGACTAGAGGCTTGGCGGCTTTCTTTGCAAGGCCAGTAGCGCCCTTGGTGATTAGAATGTCGGTAAGAAGAGGGGCCGCTTGCGACACGATTGTGTAGCCCATACCCATGTCCCCGCCGTACATGCCGACAAACATTCCGCGCCTTCTTTCGTTTTCCGCTGACGCAATTAGGGAGTCCTTGTACGCTTGCTCAGCGAACTCCCAGTTAGTGGCCTTAGCCACACCGAGTCCAACTGTCGAACCAAAGTCATAGCTTGCGTTCCAAACAGACCGAGCAACGCCTTTGGCTTTTGCTGAAAAAGTTTTCCAAACGCTTGGCTCCATGCTGTCGATGTAAGCCTCTGCTATTTTGGTTCGGTCGTTATCGTACTGTTCTCTGTTCTTCTGAGCAAAGTCCATGTACTTATCGCCATCAAAATCATATAGCGTTTGGTCGATGTCGTCGATGTTCGCAGCAATCCAACCCGTGCGTGTCGCCCTTGCTACCGCCATTTCGCTTTCATCGAAGCCAAGACTATTCATGGCCGCGTTGAATCTTTCTTTCGGCAACAAACTAGCGCTTCCTAGTGGCACGCGCGAACCGTCCGAAAGACTAACAAAATTTTTGGTTGGGTCGTCTTGGTTGGTGTCGGTGTTCAGCCTTTGGATAACAAAGTCTTTGGCAGCATTTAGGAACTGCTCTTCTGTATAGTCTGTTATTAATGGGTTGTTCGGCTCTTCTTGCTTTAGACGCTCGTAGGTATTTTTAATAACCGCGTCAGCTATGCGGTTGCTATCTACTTTTTTAGCAGGCACGCCTCCGCTTTTGCTTGTGTAGATTGGCCCGCCACCCATACCGAAAGGTGCAATAGATACCTGCACGTCTTCGGTCGGCGTCATGACCACGTCGGTTGGGGCCTTCTTCAATACATCGTCGCTAACGCCTTTGTCCTCGGCGGCTTCGGAGCCCCATTCAATGGCGGTTCCAAAATTCTTTTTAATGATTTCAGAAGGGCTACTTTGAAATAAGTTCTGCAGCTCCCCGTTTATTTTTTGCTCGGCTCTGTTAACCTTGCGGCCGGGGTCCGTCTTAAGGTACTCCTCGGCTAGCATTGCAGAACGCGGGTCCACAATACCCTGAGCCAAGTCAAGCGTATCGTATACGGACTTGCGGTCCGGGGACGCTTGAGTGTTAATCCAGACGTCTCTGCGTCCGGGCTCACCGGTCGGGTAGTCAATGAACGCAAGCCCGCGCTCCTTTGCAAAATCAATACGGGCCTGTTGAACTTTGTCAACGGTAGCAACGTTGGCACGGACGTCCGCTAGATCCGTGTCTAGGTTGGGGTCCTGCTGTCCGCTCTGCAGACGCTGGTAAACGTCCGCGGCACGTGCTGCTTGCTCGGAGTCTACGTTAAGTAAACTTTTGCTAACCAAGTCGAGGTCGGTTGCTTCGTCTACAAAGGGTTTGTTCGCAAAGTTTTCAAACAATTGTTTTGTTTGCTCTTCGTCCTGTGGCTGGAAGACCCCTTCCTGCACACCTTTTCGGAACAGCCCGCTATAAAGATTATTTTGAAACTCGTCTGGGCTTTTACCGGCCCGCAGAAGTTGTCCGGTTGCGTACCCAGCGTACTGGTTAAGCGTGTTTTCACTGAGTTCTTTTTGATTTTTGCCTGACCATTCGGTCAAACTAAGAACTTCAACATCGTTTCCCAGAGGGTCTTTGGTAATCTGCGGCATAGCGTAGGTACACACACTACTATGTGTGCGCGCCGCACGTCAAGAATAAAGTTAGTTTAGTCGCCTATTAAACTATCGTAGTTAATGTCTCCCGCGGGCTTAGCAGCCGAGGCCGCGCTACTTTGGGCCGGGGTTCCGGCCTTGCGGATTACGTCCTTAATTGCTCGTAGCGCCTTTTTATTCTTGTCAACGATTTCTTGCGGAGTATTTGCTTTTGGCAACGTGGCGTCTGGGTTAAAGGCTCTTACGCCCCGCTCTTGGAGTTCTTTTTTAGAATCTTCGTCAACCAAACCAAGGCTGTCCAAGCCTAACAGCATGTCGTCAATGCCCTGCCAGTCAACGTTAGCCGTTGAGGGCGCGGCTTCCCCCATTAATTTTGTAGCGTCCTTAAGGGTTTCTAGGGCGCTTTCGTACGGTTTAACGGTATCGTTAACCATTGTCCTGCGCTTGGATTGAATCTCAAGTTGTTTAGTCTCTTCTTCTTTTGCCTTTTTGGAGCGTATATCCTCTACAAATTTTGAGTTTGCGTAGTTGCCCAAACCCATCTCAACCAACGCGTCAGGGCTCGCCCCGCTTTCCACAGCGCGCCGTACCTTATCCATTTCTGTAATGCGGTTCGTGTCTTTGGGCGTCTCCAAAGCTTTTACCGAATTAATTGTAGAATTAAAACGGTTAGTCGCAACCTCGTTATCCGTTAAGAAGTCCGCGTTATTTGCGGCAACCTCGTACAACTTGCTAGCGCGCTGCGGCGGGGTAAGGTTTGTGTCGTTCTTAACGGCGTCTAGTTGGCTGTAGAACGTTGACCCCGTGGCCGCGGCTTCTTGCTGCCTGCGGAACTTATCACGGGCCATGCTAAGCTGGAGCCTACCCTCTTCGAGCTGCGCGCGTTTGACGTCCATGTTCAGGGCGCGATCCTCTTCCTCTTGCTGTCTAGCACGCTGAATGTCCCGGGCCTGTTGAATGCCGCCGAACGTCTGTTTAATTAGCCCGTACGCTTGCGCACGAACTCGCGGGTCAGTAATGCCGGTCTTGGCGTACTGAAAGTAACGGCCCTGCAACGGAGTAATATCCGAGTCAACCGCAAAAGAGGGTATGTTTTGTTCAGCCATTAGAGTCCGGGCCTGCGGTAGAGCCGATTACTTGGCTTGCTGGCCCCCGAAAATGGGTTATTAAAGTTTGGGCCGGGCCTTTTGGTAATTCCCTTGCTGGCCATATAGTTTTTTAAATAGTCTGGAGTTACGCTAACGCTTTCTCCGTTTTCCCCAACACCAAACCTAAGTCGTTGTTGGGTGGCTTTGTCGAGACCGGACGTTTCGATGTCCTCCTTGGTCGCCAGTTCTGGTCTAGCCGCTTCCGCACGCATAGCGGCCGCAGCTTTGTTTGCGAAAGCCATGCTGTTCGAGGTGTCCCGCACAGGCTGGCCACCGTACGCAATACGTTCTTTGGCTCGCTGGTTAGCAGCTTCTTGCGCGGCCGTAAACTGATTTGCGTACTCTTTGCTAAAGTACTTTGGCTGCTCTGGCTGTTTGTACTTTTGCTCGATTTCCTGTCTAGCCGCGGTAGCGTCCTTTTGGTACTGCTCGCGCAACGCTTCTACTGAAGGAGCAGCGGCCGGCATTGCCGCCGCGGGTTTATTAAATCCGAGCGGTTCTGGCGGGATCAAGCCAGCAGGAGGAGCCAAAACATTATTTGGATTATTTCCAAACGTAATATTAGACGTAGGAGGTTTAAGAGTTTTGTCTTGCCCCGCCAGCATAACATTACCACCTCCGCCTGTGTTGTAGTCATTTTTGGCTTGGTCTAGTGTAGAGTTAATCTGCGCGGTTTGTGCTGTCGGGGCCGCTGGTTCCGGTGTAAGTTTTTTAACTTGGCTCGAGTAGAGACTATCAGCTTTTTCGTAGAGCGGCTTATTGCCTTTAAAGCCAATAAGTTCGTATCCTTCCATGCTCTTAGCTTGATCTTCTAAAGAAACACCTCCCTCGCCGCGGGTCGCTACACCCGTTCTGTACCTATCGTTAGTAGCCGCGGCCGGAGCCGCCGATTGTGTCGCCGGGGCCGGAGCCGCCGGTTGTGCTGGCGCGGCCGGGACTGCCGGCGCTTGAGTATTCGGGGCTACTATCTGATTCCTTGACGGTTGTTGCCCCGTCAATCCCAGTTTCTTCTTCTCTTCGTCTGTCATGACTGTGATTTTTTATCTTTTCTTGCAAGACCACCGGTCGCGCCTTGTGTGCCGCTAGCGCCTTGCACTCCGGTAGTTCTCCCGCCGGGCAAGTCAATGGCTCGTTTCATTTCGCCTGTAACAACAGTAACAGGAGTTTCGGCTGTTCGTTTGTACTTAATCTTGTTGCGCTCAAAGAAATTAGCTAACGCGCCAGCAGTAACCCCGTACTTGGGGGCCTCTTGTCTGGCCCAGTTGTAAGCGTCGTCCCCGCCTTGTTCTTCGGCGGCTTCTTTAATTCCGCTAGCAAAAGTTTTACGCCCAGCACGTTGTTGTGCTTCGGCGTCTTGAGCGGCCTGCACCTCAGCCTCGGCCGCGGCTTCCCTAATGTCGGCCATAGCGTTGCGGTCCTCGGACCGGCCAATGCTTGGTTCGGTGCCCTTCTGAATAAAACTAGCCTCGGCTAACTTGTTGGCCACGTCTCTGTAGCCCATACGGCGGGCGCGCCGAGCCTCGCGCAGCAGCCTTGCGCTTTCGGGTGCAACGGGTCTGGCTGGGTCGCTTAGGCTACCTGTTCTTAAAGACATAATGCGAAATGTAGTAAATTAACGGTAACTAGGCAAGTAAAAAAAATAAGTTAAGTAAAGTCAAGCAGCATGCTGTGCGCGGTGCGCGCTTCGATTTGCAGGTCCTTAAAGTTCAAGTTTGGTCTGGATTGCTGACCGTCCTGCGTGTTTTGGGGTATGTCCAAAGCAATTAGGCCGTGCCTGTTCCGAGCCAAGTCAACCAACAAGAACGCAGCGTCCGCGTTGTCCGGCGAGTATCCGGTGCGCTTGCGGAAGTCCGGCTTGCTCTCGACCCGCATGCGCAGACCTTCACCGCCCTTAATTGTTTCGTACTGGCGCGCGGTCATTTCTTTTGCCAGCTCCGCGTCCACGCCGCGCAACTGTCCGCACCGAACCAGTTCCTTACCGGCAAACCAGATTTCTGTAACGCGGTTCCCGTACAAATCGTAGCAGCTGGTGGCGTTGCTCATGCTGACCCGGCGGTCCGTGGCCTTGCCCGCAAAAACTACCCGCAAAACTTCCGGGCTCCACTCGCTGGCCACCACATCGCAGAACGGGGCACCGGCACCGGTCGCGTCAATAGCCACGTTTTCCGGCAGCACGTTGCGCTGCTGGCACACCGTTTTTAACTGCTTAACAATCTGGTGCGTGCGCGGGACCGCCTTGTTGGTCTCGTCCTCGTGCAACAGTATGGAGTCTAGAAACTGCAGAACGTACTGACCGCGCTCGTCGTAGCCCAGCTCACCAAACCGTAGCATGGTCCGGTCTCCACCGTTGGTAAACGCGGGGTCCAAAGCGGCCATTTTAATGGAGTCCCGCAGCGTGGTCTTTTGCAGCGCGCCGCCCCGCATTAGCTCGTTCTCACCGTACACCCCCTCGGCCTCGTCGCTGTCAAAGAACACCGCGCGGTACATTCGCATAAAGCCGCGGCTGTTTTCTCCCAAGTTCGCCTTGGCCTCGTCCATTCGCTGCTGGGTCGGCAGCCATGGGTAAATCTCTTCTCCGGCCAGAATGTTCGGGCTCTGCTCGGCGTCGAACCGCAGGTAAAGACCGTTGTACTTTGTACGCCAGCTGTACTCTATTTCGGGTACAATTGAGTCCCAACCCTTGTGCGGCTCGGACCAGTCACCGAACGCGTCGAACCTACTGCACGGGTTGCTCATGGCGACCACGCGCAAGTTGGGGTTACTGCTAAGGTTACTAAGGCTTGTCTGAATAATACTGTGGCTAAGCTCGCTAAGCTCGTCGGCTACCAACATAATGCGCTCTTGCTTAATACCGATTAGCTTGCCGGTAGCCTCGCGGGTCCTGCTCTTTTCCGCGGCAATAAGGCTTAGCCCGGCCCTGTCATAAATTACCCCGTTCGCGTCAATGTAGTTCGCGGCACCAATTGAATCCCGAATCTTGATTGGGAGTCCCGGAACCGAGGTCAGCAAGGTAATAACCGCGCCCCAGATCCGCTTGCGCGCTTCCCTAAGCGTGGTACTGGTTACAAGAATCAGGGTTCTGTCCGGTGCCGCGAGCCAGTTAACAATTGCCCAGCCAGCCATTGTGTAGGATTTTCCGCTGGACGCCGCGCCGCCAATGGCCAAGTACTTTTCGCGGCTGGCCGCGTGAATCATTTGTTCGGCCCAAGGGTGCTTGGCAAACAACGGCTGCGGTCGTTCGGAACCGTTCCACAGAATGTCCGCAATACTCCAGAATATATACTCTCTAGCCGCGGGAACCGTGTGCTCGGCAAACGCATACAAAAGCGCACTGAGTTCGTTGCACGGGGTTACTGTAATGCCTGCCACGTCCCAACTTCCGTCGGGCAAAAGCAACGCATCATACTTGTGTGACTTGGCCATCTGCAAAGAACAAAGCAAATATTTCTTGCAAATGCAAGTAATTTGTGTTTGTAATCATGCGTTGTGGAAACGCAGTTTATTGAACATCTTGTGGAAAACCAAAGCGAATACGATGAGCTCAGGGAGCTCGCCGTTGAATTTCCGAATAGGGCTGAGGTTTTGTTTGACCGGCTGGTCACGCGCATAAGTATTCCCCCGCAGCTCGAGGACCACGCTTACGCGTACGTGTTCGAGGGCTACGACCCGCTCGCGTAGAACCATTACGCCGCAAATATTATGAAGGCCAAAGAAGATCCAAAGCTCAGTAGCAATCCCAGTAAGGGCCGCGTGCAGCCCCCAATTGTGCGTCAAAAGGCTCTAACCCTATACGCGCAAGGACACGCGGTCCCGGACATCGCCCGGAACATTGGCGTGGACGCAACCACGGTTCGCCGTTGGGTCAAGCAGAACGGTGTAACGCACGGCGGTGCGCTGGGTCAGGTAGTGGACGAGCCGGAAACCGGTGCCGCTCCGCCCCCGACCGTGGAAGAAGTGCTTACGCCGACCGAAAGACTAATGAACGCCGAGCAGGTCATGGCCGCAATTGAAACGGCGCTGCAAAGGCCCGGAGACACGGCCGACCGGTACCAAGCCATTATGGTTGCGCTGGGGCTTAATATCCTAAAGACCACCGCGGCAATGCCCCCGGCCGTTAAGAACATGCGGGACTTGGCCACGCTTAACGAAATCCTTAGGACCAACATGGGCCTAAACGCCAAGGGTGCCGCCGGAGGTGGTCTGGCAATTAACCTTAATGTTCTGACAAAAGGCGTTAAGTCTGAGCAGGTTACGGTCGAAGCAGAGTTGCTTGACGAGGACGACGCTGCCGAGTAATATTGTAGCCATGCCAACGCCCAAGCACTTTAAAAGACTACCGTCCGGGAAGATTCAGTTCCGCGGCGAGCTGTTCGCTGGCTTTAATAAACCCAAGCGCGCGCCGCAGGACTCCGAGAAAAAGTTTGTGGTGCTGGGCAAGCAGGGCGACAAGGTCCGAAAGGTTTCGTTTGGTGCGCGGGGTTACCAAGACTTCACTCAGCACAAGGACCCAAAGCGGCGTTCTAATTTCCGGGCCCGGCACAACTGCCAGTCCGCCAAGGACAAGACTACCGCGCGGTACTGGGCGTGCAAACACCTGTGGTAAACACGGTTCCCGTTCGGGAATAGTTTGCACAAATAACGGCCGGCGCTACCTAATTATTCCTTAGCGGGAACACCGTTAAAATTTTTTTCTTGCCAAACTGGCGGTTGCGTAATAAGTACCACCCATGAGCTTTGGAACCGGAGCAGGAAAAGGAGACCTACCACGTCGCGTGGAGGGCGAAACATTTAGAGATAACTTCGACTTTATTTTTAGGAAGCAAAAAGAGCCTACGTACAGTGAGCTCTTAAAGATCCACGACCAAGCAGTGGAAGAAGGACAATTTGATAGGGCAGCAGAGTACAAACAAAAAATAGAACAACTAAAATATGAAGACCAAAACAATAAACAACTGTCAGACTAGGCTAGCCACCAACGAAGACTTCGTTAGTCTAATGGAATCTATTGGCGCGGAGCCAACAGCACCAATTAAAAATAAACGCGTAACTCAAATGCTAACACACCCAGATACAGGCGAGTTGGTTTTGCGGGCTACCCACGAAGGCGACAACTTATGGTCTTTACAGTTTAACTCTTTAGTGTTCACTAACTAAAATTCAATGCAAACACAATACAACGACCCCAAAGGCGCAGTTGGCGCAACTAAAACTCCGCTTGGTTTAATCCCACCGTACGCCATGGAGCAGACCGCGTGGGTGCACAAGCTTGGTTCGGAAAAGTACGGATCGCACAACTGGCGTAAGACCGGCGTGTGCGCTAGTACCTACGTCAACGCAATCCTGCGACACCTTAACGCGTGGCGTGACGGCGAGGACTTGGACCCTGAATCCGGCATCAGTCATATTGCGCACGTAGCGTGCTGCTGTAATATTCTGCTGGACGCTGAGTACTGCGGCAAGCTACAGGATGACAGAAGCAAGGTTAAGTCGTACGACAAACTGCACGAGCTGCTTTCTGAACTTAAGAAGGACCAAGAGGAGTACCGCATTTTGAAAAGCGGAGAAACCCTACAGGACGGCGACGAAGTCTATGTTGGCTTTGGAGACTGGATGACGCTTTATATTCCCCGTTGGGTCAAACAAGAAGTAAACGAAGGAACCTACCGCCGCAAACTCATCACAAATTGTGATCTTAAAGAAACTTGTGATTCCAAACCGGAACCTCAATCTAAGGTCGCAAATTGCTACCTTAAAGAAGAATGTACTTGCGGGCGCGGCTACAGCTACCACTGGCTGTACGGCTGGATCTGTGAAGACTGTGACCTCAAACATCAAGACCCGTACAACTCATGAACCGCGACCGACAAATGAAGATCACTGTGGAGATCCCCCACGAAGGAAGCAAGCTGGAGTTCTCGCTGCCGCGGGACCAGCCGTTGGAGAACTTAGTTACTGTATTTCGGACCATGATGACGTATATGGCGTGGCACCCAGACATTACTGAGTCTATGTTCAAGCGAGAATTTTTGGAGGACAATAGCATCTGACAAAACAACAAAACAAACATTATGGAATACACCATTAAAAACAGCAACGGGCCAAGCGTTACGCTTAGCAAAATTGAAGGCGACAAAAATATTTTTGTTGCGACCATTGAATCCGGTTCGTACCAGTACGGCGTTAACACGGAGTCCAACGAATGTGAGTTCTTCGAGCCCACCGGCGGACCCCGTATTAGCGTTGGCGCAAATCTGCAGGAGTTTGACGAAAGCTTTCCGAGCCTAGTCATTAACTACATTGGCGCTGGCAAAGATATTATTGTGGTCAAAACCGAGGAGCCGCAAGAATCCTAAGCCGTAGTTTTCGCCCCATTAGTTTAATGGTAAAACGGTAGATTTGTAATCTTCTGACGAAAGTTCGATTCTTTCATGGGGCTTTTAACGCATCATACATGACGCATTACACCGCTTAACTAGCCATATATGACGCATTACGCTGGAAACCAAACCCTAAACCGACACTAAAGACGACATGGACGATCTAACACAAAGGCTTATTTTGATCGCCGTACTATTGGTCTTAGTCAGCTTAATAGAGTAACCAATCTCCATATTATGAAAATAAGAGTCAACAACATAGGAGCACGACCATCAGAGAATGCAAATTGTACACTCAGCATTGTACAGTACTACACAAACCGCTATTACGGCCAACTGAATGACTATCTTGCTAATGGGTGGGAGTATGTTGACGACAACGCTCGCATTAGCAAGCTCAACTGCACCATAAGTGTATCTGCTTTTAATAGCGAAGAGTCGTGCATGGTTATTGCTTACGTCACATACGACACCGATGAATGCATCACTGATCTGAAAAGTGTGGGCGAGCGTATTTTGAGCTTGTCAGAAGACGACCGCAAAGATTTCTTTGAGGTCTACAAGATTGCGGCCAACAGGATGAAAGAAAAATTTAACGAAGAATAATATGGGCAGGACACACGATATAGTAATTAGCGGCTTTGATCTGGACGCACTTGAGCGCGAACGGGATGAGGCGCGTGAGGAAAGTGCCAAATGGCATCAAATGTCTATTGAGGCTGACACACGATTTGTTGAAGTTATGCGCGAGCGTGACCAGTACAAAGGTCTGCTTATCCGCTTGTACAACGACCTGTTCGTGCACCACAAAGGCGAAGCAGTGCGCGACTTCAAAGAACTTTTCAGAGAAGAAAACTACAATTAAATGACGACGCTCCCTTCTAGAAAGTATACCTGTATCATTTGTGGTACAAAGGGACGCCGTGGCAACAAGCCGGAACAACGAATGATGGACCCCATCTGCCCGCCGTGTCAGAGCGACATGTGGACAGTCGAGCGTATCCTGCCAGTACTGCCGAAGTTTCTTAAATACTACCATTCCAAATAAACCAAATGAGTATTGTTGACGACGCCATTGAAAAGATCCTTGCCGACAAACGGGAAGCACTACAGCTGTACGAAAAAGAACATACGCTCGCGGACCAATTAGCGGACGCGTTGCTTTCCACTTTAAGTGCGTGGGTCGTATCGCCGGACGCTGAACAAGCGGCCAAAGCGCTTGCCACATGGAAGGAGTCCCGTAATGGGTAGTACACCGAAACTAACGGCACAGAACTTAATTCTAGTCGCGCTTAAAGAAGCTTATTTTAAGCGCGCAAAAGAAGAAAAACTGGGCAGCACAAAGCGATTAACAGAAGAAATCGACCTTCTGCAGGTAGCAATTAACGAACTCTTACAACAGATTAAAGATGACAAATGAACCAATAAACAAATCAGGAAAGCTACACTGGCACGCAGTAGCGTTCACAGACTCAAACTACAGGGACTACGCTATTATTGCTCCTAGCCCCGAGCACGCACAAGCGCTCGCGGCACGTTTAACCGGCGTAAGAATCAAAAGATCCACGGTCCAGCCGGTCACGGTAACGCCCCGCAAAACTGTTAAGTGTGCTTGACAATTGCAACTTATTTACAGTAAGTTGTATGGGTGTCACACAAAAACATAATTGGTATTGATAACGGTTTGGACGGGGGCTGCTGCGCACTAGACGCAGCCAGCGGCCGCGTTCTAGATATTTTACCAATGCCAAATATACGGTTTGCAGATCGTCGAGAAATAGATCCAGTGGCTCTTCTTAAGTGGCTAAAGGTTTGGAAAGAACCCTTGGTGGCAATAGAAGAACCACTGCATTACGCGGCTACCCTGCAAAGTATGCGCAGCATGGCCATAAGCTTTGGCAAGTTAATGGGGGTCTGCAGCGCTGCGGATATACCGTTTGTGCGTGTGCAGGTCCCGTCTTGGCACAAAAATATGTTAGGTGAAAAAATACCCAAGGGCTTGACAAAAGCCTACGCATTGAGTAAAGCAAGTTCGTTCTGGCCCACGCAAAACTGGTGTGTTGGAAAAAGTAAAGTACCACACGATGGCATTGTAGACGCAGCTTTAATTGCTAAATACGCAAATGAAAATAATATACAAGAACCGGATAGGAGACAACGTAACGTTCGCAAGGCTCGAAGAGCCCGGTAAATGGATTGTTCGTTTTGACGACGAGCTGTCGTACCGCGCCGCTTATGCCTCAGAGGATTGCAAAGACCTCGCGTTTGTAGACCCAGCTGGCGGACCTTGTATTGCTGTGGGAAGCGTAATACCAAAAACTAAATACGAAATTACCAGAATCTGTCACGAGACGTATCACGTGGACAGTAATGGCTTTGAGTATTCCGGGATTATTTTGTACACGCAAGCATGAAAACATTGTTCCCCGCCCAGCAAAGGGCTAAAGATTTTTTTGTTAATGTGCACCGGAAACGGGGCCTAAACAGCTTGGACACCAGCATGGTTGGTACCGGCAAGACCGTGGTAAGCGTTAGCTTGGCCATGGAGCTCGGTGTGCCGGTCGCGGTTGTCTGTCCGAAATCCGTTATTGTTAGTTGGAAACGCGAGTTTGCGGAGCACGGCATAGAGCCGGTATTCGTCCTTAACTACGAGTCTTTGCGTACCGGCAACACAGCGCATTTAAAAAAGGCCGGTAAGAAAATTATGCGGTGGGCGCTTCCTTCGGACACCTTAATTATTTTTGACGAGGTCCACAAGTGCAAGGGCGCTTATTCCCAAAACGCTCAGCTCTTAATTAGTGCGGCCCAACAAAAGTACAAACTGCACTTGCTTAGCGCAACCGCTTGTGAGGACCCGACCGAAATGCGGGCGTTGGGTTTCGCGGTTAACCTACACAGCCTTAACGCGGCACAGGCTCCGTTGCGGGGTTGGGTTAGCTGGATGTACACGGTTGGGTGCAACCAAGACACTTGGGGGAGCTGGTACCTGCGGGACAAATCAAAACTAAAGGATCTTAACGCGCAACTCTACGGGACCAAGGGCGTGGCGTACAGGCTATCCATAAACGATTTCCCGGATAGCTTTAAACAGAACCACGTGCACATGCTTCCTGTATCCTGTAACAAGGACTTTTATTCAAAGAACAAGATTAGCGAGTCGGCCTTGGAGAACTACATTCTGGACTCAAGCGTCGAGGAAGAAGAACAGTACGACGAGCCATTTATTGTAAGGCTGCTGCGCGCAAGGCAGGAGGCCGAGTTCAATAAGGTGCCCAACCTAATCCAACTAGCGCAAGACTACGTGGACCAGAATATGGCGGTGGTTCTGTTTGTAAACTTTAGAGAGACAGCCGAAAAGTTAGCGCAAGAACTTAAGTGCGGGGTTGTTCAGGGTGGTCAAACAGGAGCCCAGAGACAGGAGCTGGTTGACAACTTCCAGAACGACACCGATCAGATTCTGGTTGTGAATATTGAGGCCGGGGGCACCGGTCTTAGCCTGCACGACGTTAACGGAAACAGGCAACGCGTTACACTAATTAGCCCAACCTTTAACGCCAAAAGCCACCTGCAGGTGTTGGGCCGCACGCACCGCAACGGCGCCAAGTCGGATTCACTGCAGTTGGTCGTTGTTGCGGCGGGCACCGTGGAAGAAGGCGTTGTCAACATAATTAACAAAAAGTGTGAGAATTTGCAAACGCTGCACGGTGTTGAGTACACGCGACTTGACGAAGCGTCCTAACTAGGATAAGAATTAACTCTTGTCCATGAAACTTCAACCGCACCAAAAGCTAGCTCAACTACTCAACACCGCAAACGCATCCCTAAAGCAAATGCACAAAACCTGCGCTAAACACAGCGGGCCGGAATCGGAAATAACTTCTCAAATAAAAGAATTGCTAAATTCTTTAAGTTGTATTAAGCAACATCTGCTGGCCGATCTTGACCAGTCAAACAACCCCCACATTAATCCCTATGGAAAATAAAGATGTAGACCACAGTGCGCGTCCGCACGCAGAGTTCGGACCGAGCAGCCTAAAGCACATTAACAATTGCCCCGGCTGGGAAAGCCGCGGCGGCACAAACGCAGCCGCCGAAATGGGCACCCGCATTCACGAGGCCGTGGAGGTTAGAGACCCCGGCGCGCTGCACGACGAAAAGGAGCTTGGCATTTATGAAAAGCTAATTGTGGACATGGACGGAGCAATTGAGTTTCTGCGCAACCACACAAGCGTCGAGCCGGTAATCCATCAGGAAATACGACTAGACATTAAACTAAACGAGTGCGAAACGTTTGGCACCGCAGACATTGTGGCGGTCGCTGGATCTTGCGCTGTTCTGCACGATCACAAGACCGGCATTGGTAAAGTGGACGCCCCGCCGGAAAACTGGCAGAGCACTGCGTACGCCGTTGGCGTGTTCCAATTGTTCCCCGAGGTGGACACTATTTTCGCCAGCTTTAGTTTGCCGCAACGCAACGAGCTGCTGGTCGGCGAGTATTCCCGCGAGAGACTTTTTGAGTACGTAGAAAAACTTAGCGCCGCCATTCAGCAGGCCACCCGTGTTAGACCGCAGTGGTCCTTTGGAGGAGTGCCAGAATGGAGCCTGCTCAGCATTAGCAACAGCTGCCAGTACTGCATGCACAAGGACAGATGCCCCGCGCTGGGACACACCGCGCAAGAGGTCGCAAAGCGCTATAGCCCAGACCTTGTACCCAGCGGTAGTATTGCCGGCAAGGACATCGAGGACCCCGAGGTGTTAGCTCGCATGTATACAGTAGCCACAATCGTGGAGAAGTGGGCCGAGGGAATCCGGTACAGAGCCGTGGAAATGGCCAAGCAAGGACACGAGCTGCCGGGGCTCCGCCTAAAAAGTTTAGGTTCCCGAAAGATTATTGTGGACAAGGCGGGCTTTCTTGATTATGCCTCTGCACGTGGTTTGTCTGCTTTCGATATTATCGAACTAAGCGATGTGCCACTAGCCAAGATCCGAGACCACTATGCCGGTAAAGCCCCCAAGGGCAAGAAAACAGCGTGGGCCCGTGATTTTGAGGACGGCTTACAGTCCGAAAGAATTTTGGATAAGGGTGCCGAAAGGTTTACCCTGACCCAAGAATAACAAATGAAGGCAAGTACCGCCGCAATTGCAGCCAGTCAAATAGCAATAGCGGCAACAAGAAAACAGAGTTATGAGTAAGAATACAGAAACAGAAACCGTAGTAGCCGCCCCGTCGGCAAGTATTGTGCAAGCGCCAAGCTTTAATGCTGGCTTCAACGCCGAGGACTTCCATATTCCTCGACTTAATTGTATCCATAAAATGAGCGAAATCGAGGGTAATCCCGGCGATTTGGTTATGGACCGCCGTGTAGCAATTGTTCCTGCTGGGAAGAAAATCCCCGTTAACGTTGTCTCGATCCACAAAAGCTGGACCGAAAAGGTTCCGTACGATGGTGACATCCAACCGCGGATTGCATACTCGCTGGAGCAGTTGGAAGAACTCCGCAGGGAAACAGATCGTGAAATCGTGCCGCGCGCAGATATTACGCTGCTTCTTCCGCACATCCCAGAGATTAACGGACTCGACGAAGAGGAAGCCTCCGAGTTGTTCCCGTTCCTTCTTAACGAGGTCCCGTATCAGCTTGTGCGGCTTACCGTGCAAAGCTTTGCGTACGACCATACGTTTAAGATTATTAACAGTTTCCATGTCGGCAACCCCGACGTGAAACTCCACGAGCAGGTTTGGAATCTTAGCGCTATGCTTATTGAGCGCGGCAAGTACAGCTGGTACGTGCCGGTCCTTGGGCGCAGCATTAACAAGTCCGCGGAACCTGTTCTGGCATTTATTAACCGTCTAGTTACAGGAGGTGCCGCCTAATGGACACTAAAATTACTGTAGCGGAAAATCCGTTGACCCACCTCAGCCGTGAAAGCAACAGCATTAAGTCTGTTATTGAAGAGCTGAGCGCCAACATTACAAAGCTTATGGTCCAGCTGGACGGCCTTAAAACGGTCCGTCAGGCAATCGAAAACGAAATGGATCGTTTGCGCTCCATCCCAACACCAGAAGAACAGCTCGAGTTCGAGCTTGAAGAATAATAGTTGGATGGCCTAACCGGCTGCACGCGCTACTAACTGGCGCGTGCAGCCTAACCTTTTTTAATATGACTACATACGCACTGGACTTTGAAACATACTACGACAAGGAATGCTCTATTAGAACTTATGGCCCTCGCGGTTATTTTGCACATCCTAAATTTGATGCCTACATGGTATCAGTTGTGTCTGACTCGGGCTACGAGTTTTGCGGACACCCAGAAGATTTTGACTGGTCCATACTTGAAGGACAACGTGTCCTAAGCCACAATGCTTTCTTCGACCAAACCCTGTACATTTATGGGATTGGGCAAGGCTGGTGGCCAGAAGTAAAGTACGCCGAGTGGTTATGCACCGCGGACATGGCGGCGTATTGCGGCATTCCACGGAGCCTTAAGGAAGCCGTTAAGAGTGTGTTCCAGCACGACATTAGCAAGGGGACACGCGACAACATGAAGGGCTTGGACTGGAAGTCCATGGACCCAGAATTTAAGAAAGAGGTAACCGAGTACGCGCTGGACGACAGCCGCTGGTGCCTTAAGCTTTGGAACGCCTTGCAAGAAAAATGGCCAGACTTTGAACGCTGGTACAGCACCCACACACGCATTATTTGCTGGCGCGGTATCCCCGTTAACGAGAGCAAAATCGACGCTAACGCAGTCATTCTCCGTCAGGCCCTGTGGGAAGCCGAGCAAAGCATTCCGTGGAGAGACTGCGGGGCGTTGCTTAGCCGCAAAGAAGCGAACAAAGCGTGCAGGGCAGCCGGCATTACACCACCACTTAGCTGGGCCATGGCTGACGAAGACTGCGAGAAGTGGATGGACGAGCACGCCGATAAGTTCCCGTGGGTTTACGCGGTGCGTAACTGGAGACGTATTAACTCGCTCCTAAAGAAAGTAGAAAGCTTTGAGCGTGGAACCTATGACGGCCGCTACTACGGCGGTCTAATGTACTGCGGAGCACACACCAAGCGGTTCAGCGGTAGCGGTGGAAACCTAAACCTGCAGAACCTGCCGCGCGGAGAAATGTTTGGCGTGGACCTCAGGAGCCAAATCGAAGCCGCGCCGGGCAATACATTGGTAGTGGTTGACCTTAGCCAAATCGAGGTTCGCACACTTTGCTGGCTCGCCGAAGACCAAGAGACACTGGAAGAGATCCGCAAGAGCGACGACATTTATGAAGCGTTCGCGGTTCGTTTCGGTTTGTGGGACCCAGCAAATGGCTCACTGCGCGAGAACGATAAGCAGCTTCGCCAGACCGTTAAGGGAATGGTGCTGGGCTGCGGATACGGAGCCAGCGCAAAGAAGTACGCCATGATTATGAAGTGCTCGCTGGAAGACGCCGAGCGTAGTGTGGCCCTGTACCAGAAAAAAATGAGCAAGGTCATAAAGTTGTGGAAGAAATACAACAGACAACTAAAGCTAACCGCTGACAGCGAGGAGTACAGAATCGAGTTGCCGAGCGGCAACGCTATTGTGTACAGAAACGTAGCACGCGGTACGGACTCACTTACGTGCACCCTAGTCCGTAACGGCAAGCCAATGGTTATTCGCCCGTGGTACGGCATGATTACAGAAAACTGCAGTCAGAGCTTGGCGCGGGATATTTTCTGCCAACAGCTTACGAACATTGAAAATGCTGGGCACAAAATAATCTTGCATGTGCACGACGAAGTAATTATTGAATGCGCAGAGACCGAAGCACAGCGCACGCTGGACGAGGTCGTAAAAATTATGAGCACACCACCATCGTGGATTCCAGACATCCCTCTTAGCGCAGAAGGCGCAATCTCCAAAATCTATACAAAATAAATATGTACTTTGCAGTAAACAACCTACGTTCAAACGCGGCATTTCAGATCGACCCAAATACCTACAAGCCGAACTACCCCACGTTCTCGAGCAAAAGCGCGTTCCGCGTGTGGTGCGCTAGCCCCAACACTCAGCACGCGTTTATTACCGGCGTCGAGGGTCTTAACCCAGCAGAGCGGATTACCGCAGATAACCCAGCCTGCAAAATTCACGCGCTGGTTCTGGACTACGACGCGCCTGTAAACTGGGACACCTTAGAGGCCGATCTTGAGAAACGGTGCAAGGGTAGCCCTAAACCTACATGGGCTGTGTCCACGTGGAGCGGGCACTTGCGATTAGTTTGGGAGCTAGCCAACCCAGCGCTTGTAAACGAGCACACCGCTGGTGGGGTTCTTGAGCAGCTGGCAAAGACTGTCCAGTGCACCAAGCTGTACGCGGGCTACGATAAGACCAGCGTCAATCCTTCCCAGTACTTCGATATTGGCACCAAGTGGGTTTCACTTGGTGGTGGGCTTGGCGCGGACGATGTTCTTACGGCCGTGTTTAAAACTGGCCTCGGCAAGACCACCGTGACCGACGTGAACGTGCCTCTTGAATCCGTAGCCACGGAGCTTGAAAAGAGATTCCCTAGCCGTTGGAAAGGCGACTTTGTTGAAGGGGCGCGTGGTCCACTATTCTGGATTCAGGATGGAATTGACCGTGACGGGGCCGTGGTAAAGCAGGAAGGAATGCTGTGCTACAGTGACCGAGCAGGAGCGCCGTTCATTAGCTGGCGCGAAATCTTTGGCAACGAGTTCATTCAGCAGTACGAGACCCGCCGTCTTGTGGACGGAGTTAGCGATATTTGGTACGACGGCAGAGACTTCTGGATCTTTGGTCCGCAGGGTCCGGTCCGCAATATTCGTGACAACGTTATTCTGCATCTAAAAATGGCAGGATTTAGTTGCGACAAGAAAAAGGGCCAAAAGGTGTCCGACGTAGAAAGCGCGCTACACTACATTATTACTAACAACCGCGTGGATGGCGCTGGGCCGTTTGTATTCAGGTCAGATAAGATTGTATTGGATAGCGACGGACGCAGGTACGTGAACACCAGCCGCTGTAAAGCCATTACGCCTGCAGATTCTGGAGACCCGATTCACTGGCCGTGGCTGCATGATTTCTTTAGCAGACTTTTTGACCCTGTGGCCGACGAGCTCGGCTCAATGCCGTTGGACTTCTGGTACGCGTGGCTTAGCCGTGCGTACAAGGCCAGCTATTACAAGCAGCAGCTTAGCGGACACGCCGTAATTATTGTTGGGGTGGCGGGCCGAGGCAAAACCCTGCTTAGCCAGTTTATTATGGGCGAGCTTATGGGCGGGGCAGAAGACGCCAGTGAGTTCCTTAGCGCTAAGACAAGCTTCAACAAGAGCCTAAGCGAAGCTCCGGTATGGGCAGTGGACGATACCGTTAGCGCTACCAACTTTGCGGACCACCGCAAGTTCGTGGAAATGCTTAAGCGTCTTGTAGCTAACCCAAGGGTTGCCGTGGAGGCCAAGTATGCGGACCGCGTTAGTATTCCATGGTTTGGTCGTATTATTATTACACTGAACGAAGACCCGAACAGTCTTAGCATGATCCCCAACTTGGAGAGCAGCAACCGCGACAAGCTAATGGCGTTTAGAATTGGCGACGCCGCAAGGCACGAGTTCATGGCCAACGACAAGCAAGAGGCGTTAATCCGCAAGGAGCTGCCTCATTTTGCCAAGTGGTTGCTGGAGTACGATCCAAGCATTGGTGTGGTAGGAAACGCACGCTACGGGGTGCGCAGTTATTTCCACCCACTAATCGAAAACAGCGCACGCGACAGCAGTACCAGACAAGGGTCCACAGAACTGCTAGATATTTTCTTAAAATACTTTAAGGAATCCAACCCGCGCATGGACCATTGGACCGGCACAACAACCGAGCTACTGGTTGAAATGAACAAGGTCGAGGAGCTCAGGACGTTCCCGCTTCTTAAGGACCCAATGCGTTTGCAGCGCGACCTTAGTAGCGCCGAGGAGTACTCCAAGGCCAACCCAAGCCTGCGCACCATAACAAGCATTAGCACGGGCAGTGGTCGGATTTGGACAATATCCATAAACAACAAACACGAATGAGGTTCGGACTTAAGACCGAGAAAGGGCAACTGTGGGTAGAGGTTGCTCCTGTTTACGAAGGACAACAGCTTGTTGGAGCGGACGTTGACGTCGATATGGTGGGTGCGTTGCACCCACTAAAGCCCTTACACGTGTCCCAGTGGTGCAACGAGTGCAGCACAATAATTAATAAAGAGTTCGACATGGACGAACCTGAGTCAACGTATTACGCGCTGTGGGAAGCGGTCCGTCAGGTCGTCATGTAAATAATTTACATGAAGTTGCTAACCCCAATAATACCGTCACCGGCAAGCTGCAGGTCCAACGAAGGTCTTGCTGGGCCGCGGTACTGGTCGAGCTGCTCGTCCAGAATTTGGCGGCACTTGCCCCAATGAATTTCCGAACGCTCGAGGTCCGCGTTGTCCTCGGCCAGTACGGCCAGCAACGCGTGTTTAAGCGCTGGGATATTGCTAATGTAAATTGCGTCGTTGTCGTTCTGTACCGGAATAAAGCGACGCTTGCACAGCACGTGTACAAAGCTTTGCGGCGTAGCTTGCGGTACTCGGTAGCGCCTAAAACGTGCAACACCGTCGCCGGGGCCCACAGTCGCAATGGTTGTGCTGGGGTCGTTAGCGATTATGCGGATGTCGTAGCGGTTAATTAGGCCGCTGTACTGGAACTCATGGATGCCGGTAACTGTTTCTGGAAACTCAAGCGAGGTGCCATCGGTTTGGGCCAACAAATAATTTGACTCGCCGTAGCCGACCAGACGGATCTGCTCGCCGTTAACGGCACTAAACGCAACGTTGCCAATAGCGTCTGCTGCGGGTGCCACGAAAAGGTCGGTGACGCCTGCCGTAGGTAGGTCGGTCTGGACCGGCCGGAACCCGTCGTCAATTAGACCGTAGTTTAGAAGCGTGTCGCCCGACATGCCGACGGTACGGTAGTCCTGCCACAGGCTGCGGACACGGGCCGGCTGGTTGTCAACCACCGCAAAAAGAACGTTCTCGGCTTGGTCAGGCAGACTAAAGTAACCGCCGCCGCACTTAAATGTCCCCTCGATTGTAAGGTCCCGCCACGTACCCATGCCGTAAATAGCTTCAAGAGCTTGGTTCAGGCTGGGCGCGAAGCTTTGGCCCGGGGCTACGTAGCCGCTGAGCTGAGCGTTAAGTTGACCTAGTGTGGTAGCGTGCATTACTTCTTGGACTTAACTTTAACGTCGCCCGAGTGCAGCTCTTTCTTAAGCTTGCCTTGCTGCTTGTCGCTAAGAGGGCTAACTTTGCTGAGCAAATACGCTACTTGTTTTTTGGTTTTAGTCTTCATCTGAGGAGGCTTGTGGTTGCTCGTCTGTTACGCTAAGCGCGGCTAAAGATGTTTCTACGGTAAACGAGTAGGACCGCGAAATAGTGTTTGTTCTATCGTCTACATACGAGGACCGGCCTACTTCGAGCTTGGTTGGACGATTATCTTGGTCCAAGCTGTTGTACCAGCGATAGAACCCTTCAAGAAACGCATAAATAATTGCACGTGAATCGCCCGCGCTTGGGTCTGCTTGATCCTTTGTAAGATCCTGCAAAAAAGATGCAGGAACCACGTAACTGGAGCCTTGAGCTACCCAGCCGGGAATAAGGTTCTGCGGGGACTTGTTAAATGACATGCCCGAAATTACAATTTACAGGCTATAAAGTCAAGCGTTTAGCTATTTTGTGGACAGTATCCGCAAAGCTATCCTCAAAATTAACTGGCGGGACCCATCCGGCAGCCTGCAAAAGCGTGCCGTCTAGGCCATAACGCAGATCATGGCCGGGCCTAGACGAGTGAAAGTCAACTAGCTTGTGGCTGGCAGGGGTTCCTAGAATGCTGGAAATACGGTTTACAATTTCCAGATTCGACAGCTCGGTGTCCCCGACTACGTTCCATCGGCTTGGTCTGCCGTGCTTGGGGTACGTGTTGGGTGGCAAGTTCTGCAGAATATACAACAAAGCACTAGCGTGGTTGTCCGCGTGCAACCAAAAACGGGAGCCCGAAACAAACTCACCTTGTTCATCAAAGCCGCCGTGGATAGTAATTTCGTCACTTTTTAAAATACGGTTTACGCAAAGCGGTATAAACTTCTCGGGGTGTTGGTGCTCACCAAAGTTGTTCATGGTATTGGTAATGACCACCGGAACTCCAAACGTTCTCCAGTAACTAATTGCCAAGGACTCCTGCGCGCTTTTGCTGGCCGCGTACGGGTTGGAAGGTACGTGCGGGTCCCATTCGCGGTGCGCGTAGCCGGTCTCGGCGGGTCCGTACACTTCGTCGGTAGACACCTGAACAAAGACTTCGGGTTTGGACACCCTTGCGTACTCCAGCATATTTGCAGCCAAAGCGCAGTTGTTCATAAAGAAGTCCGCCGGATTGGCAATGGACCGGTCAACGTGGCTTTCGCTGGCAATGTTTACAATGTAGTTTACCGGCCCGATCCTCTGAGATAACGTGTCGTTAATGGGGGCGCGAAGGTCGTGCCAGTAAAAACGTACACGGACTGGGTCGTATTCTGGCAGCGCAAACAGCCTGTTCTGGTCGGCCGCGTATGTTAGGCTGTCCAGAACAACTACGTTGTGCGGGGTATTCTTTAGTACGTGTGCTACAAAGCTCTGGCCAATAAAACCAGCGCCGCCTGTTACAAGTATGTTTTTTTTCATTTAAGTTTTTCGCCCGGTGTGTGGGCGAACCACTCAACATGCTGCTGCCGTAAATGTCCAGAATATTCTTCTTCGGTATCGTGGAACGTGCGGACGTGCACGAACTCGCCCAAACGCTTATCTGGGTCTGGGTTGCGTACCACGTGATCGCACGGACAATGCGGAATACAACACATGCGAATGTTATTTGCAGCCCAGCGGTGGTAGTTAATGTACAGGTCCTCGGTGCCGTGACCTCCATAGCCGGACCAGTCGCACAGGGCTAAAGCGTCGCGGTTCATTAGTGTGCACCCGAAACCCGTCCAGTCAACCGGAACAATTGCTCCCTTGCCAATAGCGGGGTATGCCATATCGAACCAGCCGCGCCTGCGCCACTTCTTGGAGTTAGCTTCAAACACATTCATTTTAGGCGGCACCTGTTCGATTTCCTTTTCAACCGCGCGGAGATCCTTAACTAAAGCCTCGTCTGGTTTCTTTAGGGACTCAAGTTTCTTGCGTAAGGAATCACGTTTCTTGAGAAGTTTATCGGGAATATCTTTCTCGTCCTCAAAGTAATCGGGGAAGATTTGGCGTTCAATATTGCCGCGGCCGCCCAAAAAGGAACCGCCACCGTGTGACGGATACGGGCAGAAAGAAACACCATAGTAGCCGTTATCGAACTCCAGCATGTCCAGCATGCAACGAATAGCGTTGTGTGGCGGTAACACGTCCCCGTCCAAGGACAAACAGAAATCAGAGTTCCAAGCCAGTGCTTCCTTGGTGGCCGCGGTGCGCATTTGCGCAATAAGAAGTTGGGACCCGCGCTCGTAGTTCTTGCCTTCTTTAACGAATTTGGGGTCAGCAAGGACCTTAACGGTTGCGGTTGGTAAGCCCTGCGTGTATGTCTGGTAAGCGGCTTGTACCTCTTCTTCTTTGTCAGTAACAAGCACAATTAAAATATTCTCTGGACGGACTCTTCTTTCAGAATAAAGGGCGGAGAGAACTCTGCGAGCTTGTGTTTCAAGCGCGCGTGAGTACCCACCTGATGTTGCTGTTGTGTATATTGTTAGTTTCATTCGTCGTAATAATTAATGTATTCACCCCATGTGCTCCAATAACCCAAATCTATGGCTTCTTGGGCGTAAGGATAGTAACCAATTTTCTTATGAGTTGTGTATATTGGAAATGCTTCAAAATACATAAACTGATCTTCTTTAATTGTCAACAACCTTTTTTTGGAAACATTAGAAAAACTAATTTTTGATTTTGCTGTTCGTCCGTCTGCGTTAGCCAAGGTATATTTTAAAAGAATAGGCCCTACTTCCATGACGCAGTTACCAAAACCTACACCACCGACCATTCCATAAGTTACAGCATGTCCCATCAGTGGGGCGTACTCGTCATAGTAAGTAAACGCGTAACAAGTAGTATTTGCAATACCAGTTGTAAAATAATCTTTATTTTTTTTGTCTGTAACACTATACTCATACGTAATAACAGTTTCTATAGTGTTTGTAGTGTTTGTTATTGAATAAGCAGATACAGAATAAGTATATTCTGTGGAGGTTAGCCCAGTAGTAAACTCTAAACCACTGCCTCGTGTTTTTGTTATACCGTATTCTTTATATTTAGAATTTGTTGATACGCGCGTGCTCCTAGTGCTTTGAACTGTTGTTGAATAGTATACGCTAAATTCTGCTGACGTTGTTAATCTTTTTGGGGGCTCGGCGCTAACAGTAAAGTCCTCAAATTCATGGTAAGTTTTTGGTATAATTACCGTGCCATTTTTTCTTATTTGTGCAAATAGTTTTGACTCTAGATCAAACAAATTAAACTCAACAGCGTTTTTGAATGAAATTAAATTTCCTTGCTTGTGGTAAACAATGCTACGGTAAGCTTCTTTTTTAGTTGTAAAACTTTCGTCAAAGGTTCCCGCAAATCCTATGAACCCATCTGGCAATGTTTTACACGTAAACGCAAACGGAAAATTTGGGTTATCCTCCAGTAGTTTTACATACGGCAGCGTGTAAAATCCTTGGCGTATTGTGTAGTCTGTAGATGCGCCATACCCTCGCGTTTCTCCACCACCCCCATAAATTGTCCAATTTGCTTCGTCGCTACTAGAAGTTTGTATAGCCAAAACCCACGGCTTTTCTATTTTTGAGTTTACCGTTTTTGAAAATACTTGAGGAAACGAATAAGCTTTTGTTGTGTAAAGGTAATCAAATGTTCTTGCATTTGTTGTCGTGCCCAAACTATAAGAGTATGAATATGATTCATCTATTTTAGATAAAATGGAAACTTCGTAATAAATTACGTCATTTATAGAAGTCTGAATATCTTCAACAACATTTCCATTTATTGCGGTAAGTATGCCGGGGGCGGGGCCCAATCCTATTTGGCCAGTTTCAGTTAAAGTTGAATAAGTAGCAAACATGTAACCATCATAGGTAACAATTTTATTATTCAGCTTAAAGTCTTGGATAGAAGAAACAGATTTATCGTACTCATTTGAAGTGCCTTCTGGATCTGTATACGTTATTACATCATAATTTCTACTAGAACTAACGCGGGGTAGTTGTAGTGTATAATTACCAGCTTTTACTTGACTAAAGCAATCAGAAATAACTCCAGTTCCGTTTTTATAAACCCACAGTTGTGCTGGATAAAAACCAATACTGTTGGTCTTAAAAACTACATCTTTAAAATAATAATCTTCAAATTTATTATTTTTTTCTGATTTTGCCTCTACACCATTTAGCGTACCATCGGTACCACCGTCATAAGTTTTACGTCTATATGAAGAACTGTAAAATGTATTTACTGTAGAAGTTTTACTTGCAGTAAACTTAGAACTTATGGTTAATATAACTTTATTATACGGCAGGGCTACGACTGCAGTTGTGTTACTAAAACTAACTGAAGTTTCTGTTGAAAAACTTGTTTTTGGATAGTTTATATCGTAACTAACTGTAGTGTCTTTTAGCTTATTATAGTTGTAGGCTATAGTTGTATTTTTAAGAGAATACGAAATTCCATGTGGCTCATACGTAGTAGACTGTTCAGGCGAGTCATCATATTGACCTTTGCCCACAGAACCACTACGCATATAACTAAAACGACCTTCGCCTGTTACAGTCGTTGCGGAAAGTCCTGTTTTGGTGGTGTTAGCAGAATCTCTGGTAACGAAATTACCGGCGTATGTCACGCCGTATTTCGAGGTTTGAGAACTAGCTACATTGTTGGTGAAACCAGTGCTCTCCGAATGGGTATCCCTTCCTGATCTTGTCAGACCACTAGCCCCCGTTCTTGTACTTGTATAGGTACCAGTAACAGATATTGAAGAAAATACTGGATTAAAAACACCAGCATTTGACTCGGCTGTGACATAATTAACAGCCATATAATTAACTAATAGACCAATGCCAGTACCTGCTAAACGGCTGTTCACCCGGTTTCGGTTCTTTTATTGGTTCTCTAAAAGCTTCGATTGGTGTTACAGTTATTGGGGCGTTAAAGGTCATAGCATAATTTTTACCTTTAAGGATTCCTAAAATAAATTTAAATTTAATGGGCGGGTAATCTTTTCTAAACTCATTAATAGTTGTTGGCGTATTTTCTACGAGTAACTTAACGCTATTGAGACCATTAATAGTCGCCCCGACCTCAAGTTTAACATAACGCTCGCTGGACATTGGGATTGAAAACTTATCGTTCCAGTTTGTCGGTAAAAATCCATTTACTACACCGGCCCCAAAAGTTACATCTATAGCAGCGTCCCTAAACGAAAACTTTGGAACCCACGCGTTACTAATTGGAGCCACATTTTTCTGCCCACTAACAAAAGAAGGAGTAAATAAACGGCTAGGTATTGGTCGTATGTTGTTGAGTTCGCTCATTTAATTTCTGGTTTTTTAATTGTTGTTTCGGTAACAATGTAACCGCCTTTGTGTGGCTCTGACTCTACCCACTTAATCTCAGCTGGCCAGTCTGGTGGAGTTGTCGCTTTAAAAGTCTTGCTGTCTAGTGTGTACTCCCACTCCGGGTCTGTAGTGGAATTATTTGAGTTAAGAGTAAACTCTGCATGGAGGCAAGGGGGAACTTCAACAGTAAATAACGGACTGCGAAACGATACTCCTTCAGGAATTAGTTTAGGCGGGGCCACTACAATTGGTTTAGCTTTTTGCCAATAGCGTTTTTTTGTTGCTTTCTGAGGCCCGCTAAACCCTTGTTTAAAGTAATAACGTGGGTAGTAAACATACTCTCCAGTAGCTCTCGATTTCCACCCTTTTAAATCAATATCTGTAAGCACAGTTGGCCATTCGTAGTTAATAATTTCGTCCCATTCTAGTGGGTTGTTCGTTAATTTTAACTCGTCTAATTTAAATACTTTCTGGTCCCCGTCATTAAATACTTCGGTTACCGTGTAGTAATCGTTACCTGAACTTATGCTAGCGCCCGAACTAGCCTGCACGTATGAAGTTTGAGTCTCTTCAATATATGGGCCATCACGCAAAGACTTGGCTGATGTATATTTTTCAGAATTAAGTTTAACTATTTCCGTAGTTGTTTCTTCGTAAACTTTTACGTTACCGTCAGTATATATAAGAGTAGCCCCGCCGACTTTACTTTGGGCAGTATTTGGTGCTGTAACATATTTTTTGTTAAGTCTGTAACTACCCCATGGCTCGGTTCTAAGTTCAAAACCGGGATCGCCAGTTTGAACTTGTGGTGTAATTTCATTTACTTCGTAAATTGTGGTAGTACCGTCGGTCCAAACAACATTGGACGAACCTGTTTTAGTACTAATATTGCCGCTAGTTGAGTAACGTTTTTTAGTTGTAAGAGTTACGTAAGGACGTACTTCTTTTTCTTCTCCAACATTGTTTGATTTCGCACTAGCAGTTATTTCATTTACCTCATAAATTGTAAGACTACCGTCTGTCCAAACTGCGTTGGAGGAGCCGGTCTTAGACCCAACCGTAGGAGAACTTGAGTATTTTTTGCGAGTAGTAAGGGTAGCGTACGGGCGTTCTTCTTTCTCTTCTCCGGCCTGAGAAAATTTGGCGACAGCGGTTATTTCATTTATTTCATAAATTGTGGTAACGCCGTCAGTCCAAACAACATTGGAAGAGCCGGTTTTAGTGCCAACCGAACTGCTGGTAGAATAACGCTTTGCTGTTCTTAAACTAGCGTACGGGCGCTCTTCTTTTTCTTCACCGACAGTAGCAGCTTTTGCGTTAGCGGTTATTTCGTTTACTTCATAAATTGTGGTAGCGCCGTCTGTCCAAACGACATTAGACGAGCCGGTGCCGGTAGTAACTGTACCGCTGGTAGCATAACGCTTTTCTGTTGTAAGGCGTGCGTACGGGCGCTCTTCTTTTTCCTGCCCAACACTAGTAGCCTTTGGGTTAGCAGTTATTTCACTTACCTCATAAATTGTAGTAATTCCGTCTGTCCAAACAACGTTGGACGATCCGGTGTTGGTATTAACTGTACTGCTGGTAGCGTAACGCTTTGCGGTTGTAAGGCGCGCGTACGGACGCTCTTCTTTTTCCTCACCAACGCTGGCAGCCTTTGCAGTAGCAGTTACTTCGTTTACCTCATAAATTGTAAGGTTACCGTCTGTCCAAACAACATTGGACGAGCCGGTGCCGGTGTTAACTGTACCGCTGGTAGCATAACGCTTTGCTGTTGTAAGGCGCGCGTACGGGCGCTCTTCTTTTTCCTCACCAACGCTGGCAGCCTTTGGGCTGGCAGTTATTTCGTTTACCTCGTAAATTGTAGTGGTGCCGTCGGTCCAAACAATATTGGACGATCCTGTTTTGGTCGCTACATCACCGTTTGTAGAGTAACGCTTAGATGTATTAAGGCTAGCGTACGGGCGTTCCTCCTTCTCATCACCGACCTTTTGTGGACGCGCAATAGCGGAAATATTGTTTACCTCGTACACGGTGGTTTCACCGTCGTTAAAAACCACTTGCGACGAGCCGGTTGGGCCGGTTATGTCGCTTGTTGTGCTAAAGCTTTTATCGGTGGTAAGCAATACGTATGGGCGCGACTCTTTCTCCACACCAGCGGGTCCAGTCTTGGGGGTGCTTGTGTCGTTTATGTTCTCGTAGACCTTGGTCTCACCGTTGTCGTAGATTAAGCGGCTGCTTCCGGTTCCGGTCTCGGGGACCACCGGCGTGCCGCTAATTGTGGTGTCGCTTTGGACCTTAACAAAAGGCTTCTGGTCAATGGTGGTCAGGGTTGTCCCGCCGGTAATTTGTACGGTCTCTTGGCGGTTGGTCCAGCCCTTTTCGTCAAAACTACTGCTGCTGTTGCCTGACTCGGACAGTTCTTTGTTAAGAGTACTTACCCTACGAATTTTGTAGCCGGTCTTGGTTTCGGTATCTACAGCGAACGTGGTGTTGTGCTTCGCATAGAAACGCTGAACGGCCACGTACAAAGAATCAAGCTCCTTGTCTTCGACGCGCTGGACTTGCTGGGTAGCAAACTTGTACTCTGGAAAAGCCGGGTCGTCCTGCCCGAGCTTTGGTTCTACAAAGTCCTCCAAAGAACCCCTAGAAACAATGTAGGTTCTGGTAAGGACTAGCTCGCCTTGCGAGTACGTAAAGTTGTACTGGTCTTGGTTATCGCGGTCTGCTGCGTAGAAGAACTCAAAGATCCCGTCGCGTTCAATGTCTACCGGCTTTACGAAGACCAGCTTGTGGTCCGGCCACTTTTTTGTGTCGGGATGCGGGGTTCCGTATTCAGGAATCTCGATGCGGGTGCAGTCCTTTACCTGACTGAATAGCACGTCCCCAACAACTGGTGTTGGAAACAGCTTACGGTCTTGGCGATATGGGGCTTGCGGTAACTGAGAGATTGCCATATTAGATAATAGCGATTGCGCTTAAATAATGATTACTTGATGCTATACTTAAAGTATGAGTACCGCTAATTGCGTACTGACTTATGTAGATGGCCACTTCTTCGTTAACACTTAATTCAACTATACAAGAAGTCGATAACACACGCAAGTCGCCCAAACTTGTAGCTGACCTATCCGCCACAGTATCGGATTCAGAAACAACAGCCCAAGATCCATTCTCAAATCCCGTATAGAGTCGCATACCAAAATATGTCGCAGCTGGAGGTGCTGCGGCAGCGTACACCCGGGCTCTTGCTTCAACAATATATGTTCTAGTTGAGCCAGATGTGTTTTTTAATGAAAACCTATTAGAACTACCGAGACTCATCCCTACGTCGTTTGAAAGAGTACCTTGTGGGTTAACTGGGTGCCAAGAATTTTGTGTGGTACTGCTTATTGTATTTGAGGAACCAGCCGAATAATTAATACCACGAGATGCACCGGTGAGAACGGTCATTGGGATAGTTGCGCTCGCTGTCATTGCTCCCACACCATTGCCATAAACATAACCAGTAAGGCTAGCCATGCCAGTGCCACCCTTAGATACGGGAAGAATACCTGTAATGTCTTCAGCGTTCACCGAACCAGTAGTATTACCGGTACCGCCGTTTTCAATTGGAAGAATACCAGAAACATGAGTAGTAAGTCCGACTTTTCCATAAGTTGGTCCAATACCCACTCCACTGCTGAGCAAGACATTGTCACCAGCAATAGTTGATAGCTTGGATAAACTATCTGTAGAATCTGCAAATAAAATATCTCCTGCTGTGTAACTGCCTTGATCGGTTCCACCGTTTGCGGCGGGGAGGACGCCCTCCACACCGGTATCAAGTTGTACGTTCGTACAATTTGTTAAATCACCGGCAGTAGGTGCCCCGAGGTTTGTGTTTGCACCAAATGTTTTATTAATAATTGTTTGGGTTCCGTCTGTAGTAACAAGGTCACCGGCAGAAGGTGTCGATATAATGGCACCTGAGCTATTAACTTTTAGAATACCTTCAGAAAATGAAGACTGACCTGTGCCACCATTAGCAACAGGAAGAATGCCACTAACACCGTCACCATCAGTAAGCGGTAAGTTAGTACAGTTAAGTAAGTTACCACTTATTGGTGTCCCAAGTTGTGTGCCGGTGCCGAATGCCTTGTTGTCCAAGGTCTGAGAATCCGTTGACCCAACCAAAGCCCCGTCTGGCTTGGTAATGGTTAAAAACGAATTGGTGCCGTTAGCCGTAAGAATACCAGCCGTAAAAGTTTGTTGTCCGGTGCCGCCGTTGGCAACGCTAATAGCGCTCTGGTACTGCGTGTTGGAGCTAAGCGTTTTATTGGTCAAAGTTTGTGTGTCACTAATGCCGACAATTTCGCTATCGGGTGCAGCAACTGTATCAATAGGGCTTGTGCCGTTTCCAACTAGAATACCGGTAAGGCTGGTCTTACCGGTTCCACCATTACTAACGCCAACAACAGTGCCGGACGAAAGAGCCACCGGGGCCCAGCTTGGTGCGGCTTGTCCATTAGACGTAAGGACCTGACCAGCGGAACCATACGGCAGCATAGCGGTTTCTCCAATAGCTGACTGGTAGGGGACAGAACCCAGAGCGCCGTTCGCAAGATTAGTAGCAGTGCCAGCTGTGGTTGCGGAGGTAGCCGTGGTTGCTGTACCGGCCGACGTGGCTGTAGTTGCGGTAGTAGCGCTTGTGGCGGTAACTGCCGTCTGTGCGTTAACGGCGTTGGTGGCGTTAACGGCGTTGGTGGCGTTAATGGCGTTGGTGGCATTAGTAGCGGTAGTGGCTGTTGTGGCTGTATTAGCGGTAAGAGCCACGGTAGCTGTGTCGGCAAGCGTGGCAACAGCGGCCCGGCCGGTTGTGTTTTGGTTAAGTGTCGGGAAATCGCCAGAGCCGGCAATACCAACCGCGCCTGTGCCGGTTGTTACCTTAAGGATTCCAGTTGGCAGATCCGCAAGCTTTACGCTGTTAATGCCGGTAACCTTTAAGGAGCCCGCCGTGTCCACTACGTCGCCGGTGTGTGTAGCATTAGAAGTCTTAAGGTTGTTAGCAACGTGTTCCGTCACCATTGCCGCGCTCATAAGTCCGCTAGTAGTGGTGGTCGCTACTGGAATTGCGTCGGTGCCCCCGGTAAGGTGCGCGCTAGCGTGCGTTGACGGAATGCTAACGCCAGCGTCTGAAATAATAAGTGTGTAGGTGTCGGATGGCATGGTCTTAAAGAATTGGGTCTACTGGTGCTCCTTTTGTAATGTTAGCGCGGACCGTAACGGAGCCGTACAGTAAGCGTTCCATAACGCCGCCGCGCTGCATGAAGATGTCGTACTCGTAGCTGGTGGATGGTCTAAGCTGCAAGGTGCTGGCTTCGGAAAGCTTAAAAGAAACCTGACCGTTGTCGCCGCCATTAATAATATCCGCTGCAAAAGATACAATTTCTTTTTTAGTGGCTGTTTCGCGGATGTCCGCGTAGAAAGCATAGGGGTCCGCGGATGGCGGGTCCAAGTCAACGGCCTGCCCAAGCTGGTTCTGTAGGGTCAGAACGAAGCTGTACTCAGCTGCGCGATCAATGGTAATGTCGTAATTTGCGGCTAGCATTAGGAAATAGCGTTTGCGACAACTCTGCCGCGTTTAATTAAAATGTCATGGGTATTGCTGGCGTTGGTCAAAACAATAGAAAGGGTGTCGTTAGTGGCTAACTCAATCATCCACGAACAAACTAGTTTAGCTTCCTGAGAGTTGCTGGCGGTGAATGCGCGGCACTCAGTCTCTGGAATAGAGACACCGTTCTTAGCCAAACGGATGGCAAGCATTTGGTTATTTCCAGCGGTACCATCATAGCTTCCGTAGCACAAAAAGATCCTGTTGTCAGAGCCAGTGTAGCGCAATCCGATCCTGCCGTCGGCAAGGGCCGTGAAGTTTACAACGGTGCTGGTGTCTAGCGTTCCGTTAAGGCCCGCTTCGACAAATTCGTTTTGTGTAATAATGTTGGTTTCGGTGGTGTTATTCTGCACACTGACCTGACCTCTGGCGGGATTGCCCAACTCCATAAGAGTTGTAAGCTGGCCCACACTAATACGCTTTGGCGAACGACGGTCATCCTGCTCGGCAATAGCCATTTTGTCGTCCAGAGTAAGGAATCTGGCTTCGGGCAGGGTGTTAATGTCGTCGAGTGTGGCCATTAGAATTAGACAGATTTATAAAGTGTAACAGGACAAGAAATACGAGCAGGGGAACCAGCGGCGTACACACGGACATGACCTGAATCAGGACCGTTGCCGTCGTTTAGAGTAGCGCCAATAGCTACACGATCTCCGGCGGCGTTCATGCTTACGCTAACACCACTTTGGTCGCCAATAGCTTCGCCGTCGATATCTAAGCCTAACTGAGTCCAAGCAGTGCCGTTCCAGCTGTACACACGGACATGACCTGAATTAGAACCGTTGCCGTCGTTTCCAATAGCGCCAACAGCTACACGATCTCCAGCTGCGTTCATGCTTACGCTCCAGCCAGTTAGGTCGAAAGTGGCTTCGCCGTCGATATCTAAGCCTAACTGTGTCCAAGCAGAGCCATCCCAACTATATACCTGTACATGACCTGAATCAGAACCGTTGCCGTCGTTTTGAATAGCGCCAATAGTTACACGATCTCCGGCGGCGTTCATGCTTACGCTGTAGCCACTCCAGTCGCTAGCGGCTTCGCCGTCGATATCTAAGCCTAACTGAGTCCAAGCAGTGCCGTTCCAGCTGTACACACGGACATGACCTGAATCAGAACCGTTGCCGTCGTTTTGATAAGCGCCAATAGCTACACGATCTCCGGCGGCGTTCATGCTTACGCGGTAGCCACTTCGGTCGCTAGCGGCTTCGCCGTCGATATCTAAGCCTAACTGAGTCCAAGCAGTGCCGTTCCAGCTGTACACACGGACATGACCTGAATTAGAACCGTTGCCGTCGTTTTGATAAGCGCCAATAGCTACACGATCTCCG